CTCCTGTGACGGCAATAGACCCTGCTGTTGATGTGCCTGTGAGTGTGTTTACTTTGAGTTCTGCCATTATGCTAAGTCTCCCAAAGTTGCATTTGACGCATCATCTGCATCATGCGTGGTAGTGACAGAATTTGCTCTAATTGTATCTACTCTATACTGACTTGTACTAAAGGTTGGTCTTACATTTGAGTGCATGTAGTATGACCCTATGTCTAAAGACATTCCAAAAGCAGCATAATTTGTGCTTGCATGGTTGTTGGAAAAATTAACCAAATAAGTACCTGCACTTGAATCTGTAATTGATGATGTGTTAAGACTATCCCCAACAGCAGGTGTTTGTTGGTTATAAAATGACCATGACTTAGCCAACCCCTGTTGTAAGTTGGTAGTGGTTGCACTACCCTCACCACGAATAGTCACCTGACCAGAGGTATCAATAGCCATACTCGTAGTATTATTCGTATGCTTTATATTTTGTACTAGAAGATTGCTCATAGTATTGCTAAATTCCCTCCTGATGCGACAGTCAATGTAATCCCACTAGCTATGGTCAACGGACCTGTGACGTTGGCATTTTCAGTAGCTTCAATCGTAGTGCTAGTCTCTAATGTCTGAGCATTAGTTCTGAACATACCATTATTCTTGAAGTGTCCTTTGTTAGCGTCAGCAGGTACAACACTTGTGTCTACTAAGCCAAGATAATTTACGAAGATATTACTTGTGCCACTAGACGGTGCAGAAGAAAATGTTAGTGTAGTTCCTCCTGTTATGGAGTAGGCTTCTGTGTCCTGAACCACACCATCTACCGATACAAGCACGTCTTGGTCATTCCCTACACTTGTTGTAAGAGTAAAGCCAGTAGTGCTTCCATCACCGTTAAAACGCTGTACAGAGGGTATATTGTGAAAGCCTGACTGTACCTGATTACCAATATATGCCATATTAGGTTATCTCCATTATACTTGCCACTGTGTCAAGACTATTAGCTGTATTAGAAGACACACTTAATGTATGTCCTGCTTCCATAATAATCTTATTACCTGCCATATATTCAAATGATGAACCAGAAGGTATCGGAATATTCTTTGCCAAGAACACATTAGAAGAAGAGTTAAGCTTAATGTCTGCTGTTATCTGACTGGTCGTAGTGTTGGCTAACGTCAGCCCTATAACAACAGTAGTAGTGCTTGACGGTGTAGTATACAGTTGCATGAGTGCATCAGCAGATGTAGTTGAACCGTCATACACTTTATTTTTAAAGGTGTTAGCCATCTACTTTCCCCCTTATGCTACGTCATCTAATAATGCAGCCACAATAACTTCTGCTGTAGAAGCTGAAGATATAGCGTGAACATCAGCAACAGTAGTATTAGGAAGTCTTGCCATAAATGATTCGTTTGGTCCTATTGTCACGGCATCTCCTAAACTTGATGATGCTGTTCCTGCGTCAAAGCAAACATAAATACTTCTGCTGTTTCCGTCTACATTTTTAATATATAAAAACTTTACTTTATCGCCAGTAGCTACAGCCGTTGGTGCTGTGTCGTCATCTACTGCCGTATAGTCAGTGTAGTATCCTGCAATCAAGTCTGTGCTTGAATTGGATACGCTTGTTAATTTGTAATACCATTTATCGTTAGCATCAGCAGGTGTTACAGTTGTCGTTGCTGATATAGTTTTTGCAATTTCATCAGGTAATATAGTTGCCTGAATAGTTGCTATTGCGTCATCTGCCATTTTTAGTCCTCCTTTTTAACTATCCAAGGGCAATCGCAAGGGCTGTTGGATCGTCAGTTACATACCCTGCACTTGTCAGATACGTTTTAACATCTGTTAAAGCTACCTGCTTCATTGTACCATCATCATTTACAACAATTCTATCTGCGTTTGCTAGTGTTGTTGAGGTTGCTGTGGTATCTCCGTCCATTACATTTAACTCTGTGGCTGTTGATGATACATTTGTGCCACCAATGTCAAGTGTTGTCATTGAGACTTCACCTGCGACTGTGACAACTCCACTTGTCAATGTCATTAAGTCCGTATCACTTGTGTGACCTATAGTGTTACTGTCTATAGCTACGTTGTCAACGGTTAATGCTGACAGTGTACCAAGTGATGTAATGTTTGTTTGAGCTGCAGTTTGTATTGTACCAGATAATTGTGTCGCTGTCAACCTTCCTGTGCTAGGATTGTAAGTTAAATCACCATCTGATTCTAAACCAATGTTTCCACCATCTACATCACCACCTGCTGTAAATATAATAGCGTTATCTTCGTCTGTACTTTCATTATCTGTTATAGTTACTGTAGTAGCTACTGTAGCTGTTGATGCAGTTCCTGTTAAGTTACCTTCTATGTTAGCAACAAGTGTACCTGTTGTCATATTAAGGTTGCCTGTGCTACTTGCGTTGTCTGTTGTAGTACCTAGTGCAAACTTATCTTCTGATTCATCCCACATAAAGAGAGCGTCATTACCTGTTGACCCTCTTTCAATGATAATACCAACATCGTTAGAGTTAGAACTCGCACCACTATTTAATTCTAATAAACTATCTTTTACAGTAGTATTAGTTGTATCTATTGTAGTTGTTGTTCCATTTACTGTTAAGTTACCACCTATAGTAGTATTACCAGAGATGTCTACAGCACCATTGATATCTATTGTAGTGGCATTAATTTCTATTTCAGTATCAGAAACTAGGTCAAGTACACCGTCTGCTGATTGATGTATGTATGTTCCACTGTCTCCAAACTGAAGTTGATTAGTGCTGTTAAGAAGTATTCCTGTATCAGCAACATGTGTCAAAGTTACGTCTTGGTCATCTCCAAGATTTACTACTGCACCGTCTGCTAAATATAAGTCACTGAATTGTAGAGAAGACGTACCTAAGTAAGCACCGTCAGATGCGTCAGGAGCAAACCCTGTTGTAGCTGTTATTACTGTACCCTGAACAGTGCCTGAAGATGTAATGTTTCCAGAAGAAACTGTTCCCAAGCCAGTTACATTACCACTTGTATCAAATGTGTAATTACCGTCTGAGAATGTACCATCAATCGTTAGGTTACGAAGAGTACCTAAGTCTTTGTTAGAGTCAACAACAACACCCTTACTTGCCGTTACCGTACCTGCTGTTACTCCGTCTAGTACGTTTAGTTCGGCAGCAGTTGTTGTTACTGCAGTACCACCTATTAGTAGTTTATCTTTAACTATATCTACTACTGCACCACCTGCAGTTAATAGTTTGTCTGCACTCTCATCCCATAAGAGATATGCACCAGAAGTAGCACCAAAGAATTTAACGTCTACACCAGTGTCATCTACACCAAAAGTTGTAGCTCCATCTATCTGTACTGTACCGTCAATGTCTACTTCGTCTAGGTTAGTTGTACCGTCAATGTCAGCATTTCCACTAATATCAAGAGTAGTAGCGTCTACTTCTCCTGCAACAGTCAATACTCCACTGGTCAAGGTCATCAAGTCTGTGTCACTTGTGTGTCCTATAGTCGTGCCATTAACTATTACATTGTCTACTGTGAGGGTTGTGAGTGTGCCTACGGAAGTAAGATTAGGCATGGCTGTAATTTCATCGTCAAAGTAGGCAGCCAAATCTGTTACAGCAACTTGCACCATAGTACCGTTGTCATTCATTACTACTCTGTCTGCATCTGCGACTGTAGTAGATGTGGCAGTTGTGTCACCGTCTAGGATGTTTACTTCTGTAGTTGAAACTGTAAGTCCATCTAGTACCTCTAGTTCTGCTTCAGAGATACCTGCAGAACCTATTGTAAGTGTACCTGAGATGTCAACATTACCGTTGATGTCAATAGTTGTGGCGGCAATTTGTACTTCTGTGTCAGCTACAATATCTAGCTGTCCGTCAGTGCTTGAGTTAAGGTATAGGGCTGTGTCACGAAACTGTAGCTTTTCTGTGGACGCTACAAGTATATCATCAGAAAACTCAAAGTAGTCTTCGTCTTCCATCCATTTCATTACACCGTCATTTGATTCACCGTCATATGTTACTGTAATGTCTGTGCCTGAAGTACCATCTCCTATTGTTATAGACGTACCAAGTAATTTGGTAATAGGACCACCTTCAGCCGCTGTACCATCATGCGTATGTCCTGAACTTGATGCAAAGGCGGCTAATAACTGATTAAATTCGTCATTAGTATGTGCCGCTGTGATTGTATCACCGTCAGAGTACGAAGACTGTCTTGTGTATGTTGCTCCCATTTACCTTCTTGCTCCTAATTGATATTCCAACTGAAATCCTTTTAATGAATATGGTGCTGTCGTCCCACCATCATTTACTCTTAGTGCTACTGCAAACCCTGAACCTTCTACTGGTTGTCTTACGAGTGGCTGTGATGCACCACCATATGTACCAAAGCTACTAGATGAACCACCATATGTTGTTACTCCATACACAGCTGCGATATCGCTTGAGTCTAGTGCATATGCCGCAGGTCTTGGTGAATCTTTTGCTTCATAGTCGTACCTTAAAAAAAGGTCTGCGTCTATAGTTGATTCAGGTGCGTAGTTAATAATAACTCGTTGCATGTGTTTACGGATACCTGCATCCCCAAACGTCATGTCAGGGCTTCTATACTTTCCGTTTATTGCAGTTCCGTCAAAGTCATTGCCTGATTCTTGCCTATATACATACCCATTAGAGTAGTCACCGTGTAGTATTATAACGTCCCCTGATTTAACAAATCCATCTGTACATGCAGGACGTATACCTCTTAGTTCTGAAAACTCAAATGCTTGTCCCTTTAAAACACAGGCTACACCTTTTGTGCTGTTTTTGGCAACTGAATCTTTAGTAAAGAATATTCTATACTGTGTCCTGTCTGGTATTACTACACTTTCAAACTCTGATGCACTTGATAAATTCTCGTCAAATATAGACTGTACGTTAGAGCTAATAGTACCAAGTTCAACGTCACCAATTCTTGCTGTACCTGCAACGGTTCTCAATCCGTCTGGTCCTAAGAATATTAAGTCACCTGCAAATTCCTGTATCGTGTCTCCGTTAATACAACCAATGTCTCTTGTAACGGCTGTGACTGCAAAGTCACTTGAGGTGCTCCCACTCATCTTAAATATTCTGTTTTCACAAAAGATAAATAAATTATCACGGAAAACTTTAAGACCTGTTACTGTGTCGTCAACCTTTATACTTCCTGCACCACTACCACTACTAAATGCGTCTTCATCAAAGGGCTGACTAAATACTACTTCTTGTTTTGTTGTAGACTTTCCTGCGTAAAACATGTGGTTCTTAAAAGCTGCCACATACTTTGAGCCTTCAACACTGCTTGTACTTGCATCCGTAGCACTAAGAGAACTGTTAAATATAGTTGGGTAATTCGCTCCATCTACAACTACTATCTTATCTGTGCCATCAAAGTTAAAACGCTCAAAGTTATATTTACCTGCACTCGTTCTACCACTATCTCTACTTGTCCAACTTGAACCACCTGCTGTGGCACTATATATACTTGTTCCTCTTGCCGCTAAAACGTAGTCACCAAATGTTGCAACCATTAAAACTTTTTCACTGGCAGAACTTGTATATGGTACTACGGCACTTACATACTTACTAAAACCGTTTATTCTTCTGTAACCACCCTCAATGTCAGGTTCAAAGTTTACAAGTTCTAATGCTTCTCCCGGTTGCATCATAAAGGTAGAACGGTTTAAAACAAGTCCACCCTCACAGTTAAAGGACGCAGGGGCTGTTTGCGATAAATCAGGCATTTAGTTTACTCTTAATGTTACATCTGAAAAAGCGGTAGAAGAACGTGGTATATATGTAGACCTAAGATAATCATACTTATTTACTAATAAGGTTTGCATGTTCTTTATGCCTTGTTCAAACCTTTCAAAGTTTAGTTGATACTGTGTTGTTTCACCTCTATATTGATATACAAACGCTGTTGCACCATCCACTATAACAGGGTCAAATCGTGCAGGTACGCTAGTTGTATCGTCATGTGCCGACAAATCTGTTGGATAAGTGTAGTAATCAAACTTTATAGAGTATTTTTTAGTAGGGAAAGGGTATAGTAAGTAATTATTGTCTGCTGTTCTTACTATATGAGTAGGTATTCCTCCACCTGTGAATTGTGTAACTGTTGTACCACTATCGTGGGATGCTGCCGTAGTAGAACTTGCTCCTCGTGTACATCCAGTTAAAGTGTTTGAACTTATACCTGTGTAAGATATTTGCTCACTTCCTATATACACTGTGCCTGTGCTATCAAAGTCAGAAGCACTTGTTAAATCTATTTCCGTTTCAGACGTATCAATAGCTTCTGCGGCAGTAGTAGAATTGATTTCATCTTCTTGAGTAATGTAGTTATTAATGTAATCATTATAATTTATATTTCCTAATCGTCCACCACTCGTACCTAAGTCACTGTCTTTTACTAATCTTGCTGTATTGTAGTCAACCGATTTTGTGCTAGAGGGTAAACTATACCTAACAACTCCTGCAGTCAGAGTTTGTGTGGCTGTTGCATGATTAAATGGGTAGTTAAACTCTCTTTGATTAATGTATCGTATTGCTTCATTAACAGCATTTTGAGCTTGAACTTGTATTCCTCTTGCTGAAGAAAAGTTTGAAGACGTTAATTGTACTTCATTTAATCTTGCCAAGACGCTATTTGTTAATGTTAAATATGTCCCTGACATAGCTCCCCTTTACTAAGCTAACTTAGTCATTTCTAAAACAATCCAATATGTTTCTGTGTTTGCGTGTCCTACGGTAGTAAACTGTATATCTCCTGTTTTACCACTTCCTGCGTTATTTACTAAACCACCAAAACTACTAAAGTCCCAATGTTCAGGACCTCCGTCTGCTAGGTATATAGCTTCTACATCTGATGAAGCATCCCACAAGACACTTACAGACATTCCGTTGCATCTTGCCCATATCTTGTCTATTCTTACTTCAGTACATGTTGCGGCAGACGTGTCAGAGTGAGGACCTCCCTCACCTGCTGTAAATGAACTTACATCTACCTTCGTAACAGCACTTTCTCCTGTACCATCACTTGTATTAGTAAATTTCATTACAAGTTTTTGAGGAGTATCTACTATTGTTTGACTTGTGACTGTATCTGCCATTTAAATAATTCCTTTATGCTAAAATAGAGGGCAAGTCAATCCTGTTACACTTGCCCCCTAGATTATAATTTAAGCTAATTGGTCTCTGTCAACCGTATCAGCTTTTCCTGATGCACCAACATCATTACAGTCGATTACACAAGCGTAAACTCGTAATCTTCCTGTAGCAGGAGCAGCACCTGCAATCAAACAGTCAATAGTATCTGTAGAAGATACAAATTGAGTGAATGTTGAAGCTGCACCTGTAGTAACGTCATTTGACTGTCCGTTAGAACCTTCGGCACAGAACCCTGTTGAAGTGATGTCAGCACCATCAATGATGTCATCACCTGCGGCAAAGTCCATGTCTAAAGTACAACTGGAAGTAAATGCTTTCTCCACTTCAGCACCTGCGAAAAGAACAAGTGTTCCTGCAGGAATTTCAAGTAGTTGAAAGATGTCACCGTCTGCACCAGAATATCCCTCTGCTACAAGTGCGTCAATGTCCAAGTAAGCTTGAACCATTCGCATTGCTCCCATACCACTTTGGGATGGTAGAGCTGCAATAGAGTTGGAAGAGACACCAGTGGTGTCGGATGATGTCATATCATAAGTTGCCATTAGTTATCCTCCCTTAATATCCAGAAACATAATATGCACGAGATAAAGCCTCAGGCTTGAGTATCTTTCGTCCATATAGGTGCATACCTCTAACGATGTCAGCAAAGCTGTCAGGGTCACGGTATGTTTCGGTTTTGTTAATCTGCTCTGCAGTGGCGACAGCAGAACTATGACCTGCACAGATTACACCGTAGTGTGTAGAACCTGTAGCAGTAGCTCCAGTTGCACCATTACCTTTAGCAGGAAGGTTGTTAGACATATAGACTTTAAACCCATGCACATTGTTGAGAATCAAGCCATTTTGTAGCCCTGATCCACCCCAATCTGATTGGAATAGTCTTGAGTCTTCATCCTTCATTAGCTCTGCAAAAACAGGGTCAACAACTAACCAACGATCCGAAGACGGAATGTACTGTTGGTCAAGCTTTCTTGACATTCTTGCAATAACAGCTAAAGGAGTAGCGTTAGCAGTTGTCGTGTTTAGTGAATCACCACCTGCACGAGGCTTAACAACAATAGAGTTATTAGCAGAACCACCATTGAAGTCGGCAGCGTCTACTAACATAGAGTCAAGCAATTCATCTGATCCTGCACTAGAAACAGCTTTAGTACCAGAAACGGTATCGTTAGCTGTACTTGCAACAGAACTTAATGAAGACTGCTTCCATCCTGATAAGTAACCAAGAACTTCTTGGTCAAATTGGTCAGAAAGTCTGTAAGCAGCTCGGTTAGATGCCATTTCACCGAAATTGACATGTGAATGAGCTTCCTCAATGTCGTCAACTTTAAATGCAAAGTAGTTTGCTTTGTCGACAACAAGCGAGAAATCCTCGTCATCAAGGTCTTGTGGTGTTATTTGAGCACCACGAGCATATTCCTTGACTGTGATTTCAGGTTCTTTTATGATCCTGACGGTATCTCCCATAGAAGAGATTTCACCAAAATAGTCAGAGTTGGTGATTTCCTCTACGACAGACTTCTTCCGAAAGGCTAATTGAACCTGCTTGGAATAGATTACTGGCGAGAAATTACCGTTAGGTAAATTGCCGTAACCTGCAGCGGTTTTAAAAGCCATGATTAGTCCTCCTTATAAATAGGTTAGGCTTATAGTTATAAGCTAAACATACTCAGTAAGGGCAAAGCGTTTATAAGGTGTAAAGAATTTAATCTTCCATGCTCGACTAATTCTCTAGGCTTATACGTCTTTGGTAAGCTTTAGGGTATAGTTTGCTTTAAAAGCATACACTAATACGTGTATGTTGTTAGTTATATGGATAAAAGTAGACTTGTCAACACTTTTTTTATCGTGCCGCTCCACTAATATCATATACAAACTTTCCTGCTCTAATGGATTCCATTATTGCTTCAGAATGTTTTTCATATTCCTTGTCAGACATCTTGTCAACTTGGGATTCTTTCCAATGACCTTGCGTGTCATCCGTAGTTGGTTCTGTTTTAGATTTAGTATTTACAGCAGAGGCAGCTCTTTTGTTATTGTCTCCCTTTTTAGCCATAATATTATTGTCTACTTTGTATAAATCAATTACTCGTGCAACAGACTGTGCGTCATCAACATTTTCATATAAGGCATCCTGCACCCATTTTGGTTGTTTTTCTGCCCATTCGTGGAAAGTATCATCCTCACGAATAGTAGTAAAGTCAGGGTGAAGTTTTATAAGTTCCGCTTCTGCCTTTTCTTTTGTTGCCTCCACTCGCATTTTTTCAATATCCTGCATCCGTTTATCTAAATCACTAGAGCGTTCTCTTGCTTTTTTATCAGCGATAGTTTCAACTATACCTGCAACGTCAGGATACTTTTTAGTCCACTCAGCTATTTCTTCTTCCGTTTTTGGAAGAACTAACTCATTTTTAGTAGCTTTTGATAACTGTTCTTCGAGAGCTTTAATTCTCGAATCATTCTGTTTATCTTTATCTGCCATATGTCTACGCAAATCACCGTATCTCTTTTTAAAGGATAACTCCTCCTTAGAAAGTTCTTTATCCTGTACTTCTTCTTTTGAACCCTTAGAAGCATCCTTGTTTTCCTCAGAAGATTCACTCTTTTCTCCTTCGGCATCAAGCAACTCTTTAAGTTCCTTTTCATCTTTTTCAATACGTTCTTGATTTTTAGTTTTGCGAGGACTAACAAATCCTGCAACCTTTACTTTTTCTACGTTTTCTAACTCTGGCATAATATTTACTCCTATTGTTGGGGCTGATTTTCATCAGGTAGCCATTTTACCGCCAAGACCTTTCTTGACGTTACGCTTTTTTGGTTTAGTTTTTTTAGGCTTTGAGGCTAAACCACCCTCTTTAAACCCATAACTAGGTACATCTGAAAAAGGATCAGATATGTTAGGATCAACCATCTCGCCTGACGGTGTAAATCCAGTGAAAGCAGTTTGTGCCGCATCAAATGCCTCTTGCACACTACCTCCTTGTCGTAATACACTGTCACGAGCTTCGTCTGCATCTTTTCTAGCTTTAGCATACTCTTCAGTTCTAGCGTCTTTTACACGTTTTTTATACTCATCCTGACTAATTGTTTCTTCTGCAGGTTTTGGTTTTGTTTTAGTTTCTACTTTAGGAGATCCTGCAGTGCCATAACCATAGTCAAATACAAATTTGCTAGGGTCATCCATTACTGGCTGTGTGCCTATATCTTCAGGCTTAAATCCCCTGCCGTATAAACGTGAAAGATCAGGACCACCTACTATTGGCATTACTCCTTTTTTTCCACCTGCAGTTATGGAAGAGGGTTCTGCAGGTACTACTGGCTTATCCTCAAAAGCAATTTGATCTGGAGCAGTTCTAGCCATCATCTCGTTTGTCTGTTGTGCTAAAGATTTACGTGACAATTTAGGCACATCAGATAGTTGTGTTTTATTAAAGTCAAGCAAACTAGGTTTATTAACTGGAAGCTGAGTTATGCTTTTGTCTAAAGGACGACTTACTGGTTCTTTTATTCCAAGAGTTTCTAAAGTTTTTGCTAGAGACTCAGTGAAGCCTCTTGAACCAAATAACGTAAACTTCTTTTTAGGTGGTGGTGCTAATTTTCCTGTTATACTACCGCCTTCAGTTCCATATCCGTAGTCTGCAACAAACTTAGGGTAAAAATCAGGTTGTGAGGGTAAACCTGACACACCACTAAGAGTTGGTTGAAACTTTTGTTTTGTAGTCATAGTATCAAGATTTATATTTTTTAAAGCATCCGCAAATTCAGGGTCTCTTGCTGCCTGTAGGTTTTGTTCAATAATCTGATTTCTATCAGGGGTTACACCACCTTCAGTTCCATATCCATAGTCCATAACAAAATCAGGCTGAGTAGTCTGTCTTCTTGATTCTGGTAAAACTTCGGTTGATTGTTCAAAACCAGTTAAATCATCTGCTACTTGCAAGGGTTCTCCTATGGTTCTAGTTTGTTCTAACGCAGCAAAAGGTGTATCAGAAGGTTCTGCAGAATTTTTAAGATCCAGATAGTCCCAAATAAGACCACTACCAGAAGAAGAAAAAGTATGATTTTTGTATGGTACTTTATTATTTAAACCTTGCGTAAGATTTGTAGATGTTTTTTCATTGGCAAAAAAGGCAGCTTCCATAGCTGTTATAGTTTCCCACACACTTAAATCCGTATCACTCTCTAATCTTTTTTTAAGGACGCTTGGTGTAAAGGCTAGTCTAACAGCTTTGTCTACTTCTGCTTTTAATTCTGGATTATTTTTTAATTTTTCTACTGACTGATTATAACGTCCATCTGTATAAGGAGAAAATTGATTTTTTGCAAATAATATATCCGTTATGCTACCACCTTTTGCGTTAAACTGTTTTGCTTTGGTGTTAGCATCTCCTGAAATAACATCTCCTTTAATATTGGTAATATTTAGATCAGGATTATTAATAAGGTCATATCTATTCATTATAGTATTAGCAACAAGTGCCATTCCTATTTCTCCCTCTCCTCCTGCTTCTGCATGAACCATAGCTAATAAAGCTTCATACTCATCATTTGATATGTTAGTATAATTTCTATTTTGATAATTATTTGCTCTATGAATACCCCCTGATGCTAAAGGAAGTACATTATTATTAGCAACTATACTATTAACAATTTCATTTTCAGGTATTGTTGCTGCAGCAACTGGAGATGCAAACAAATTAGCAGGGTTGAGATTATTACTTAATATATCACCTAAATTAGATATAGAAAAACTATTTTTAGTTGTGGCACTAGCTAATACAACATCTGTAGTAGGATCTCTTTCTAGTATTTTTTTTGATTTATCTGAAAGAGATGCTGTATTGTAATCAACTAAAGGAGGATAGTCCTCTGGTCTGCTACCCAACTCCCCTATTTGTTTTTCCCCAAAAAAATCATCTCCTGCTTCTTTAACATTTGCTGTAGTAGTAGCTGTTGTACCTTCTGCTACTGCAGACGCAGGTACATTAGGATCTGCAGATATAGTTCTGTCTTGCTCTAACTCTAAAAAGTCTGGTTGTTGTTTATCTATAACAGTTTGTAGTGATTCAAATAAAGATTTATTTAAGGGAGCAGTCGCCACGCTATTGAGTGCGTTTATTTCTGCAGATGACAATGTTTCTCCTGTCTCTGGATTTGTACCTGTATTAAGTGCCTTTAATGCAAAGTCACGAGCAGCCCTCTCATTTAAACCTTGAAAGTAGCCAAGTATGGGTATTTTACGAGTAACAGATGCTAATGTGCCTCTCCTTTGTGTATTGTATCGTTGCCAATCCTCTGCAGTAAAATCTTTGAAAGATGTTGGTTGTGTTTCTACATCAGACATAGCACTTCTTGCAGCGTCATAAGCACGATCACTCATGCCTCTGTCTACATTTATTCTGGCTCTTTCTGCTTCATCTTCCTGCCTTGACCTTTCGTCTGCTACAGGATCAAATGTGCCACCACCTGTACCTGCTACATCAGATGCCATAAACTCTGGTGGTATGTACTGCATTGGTTTACCATTAAAAAATGGCACAGTTATTGTTTTACCTGTGGTGGGATTAGTAAAGTTACGAAGTTGAAAACCTAATTGTGCAGGTCCTGCACCAACTGTTCCATACCTCTGGTTAGCTACAAAAGGTCCTCCAAATGTGTCTTCGTAAGTACCAGTGTCACCACCTTCTTGAAAACCCATGATACCGCCTCTATGTGCATCTGTGACCTCTAATTCTTCGACAGAAAACGGAAACTCTTCTTGCTCTACAGGCTGTCCACCAATACGTCCATCAGCCTCCATTCGCATCATGCCAAGTTTAGCTTCATCTCTAAGATCCTCAAACTTCTGTATGCCGTGATAACGCACAACATCTGCAGGAACAACGTATTCGCCTTCGCTTAATTGTGCAGGAATATCATCTCGCACTTCTTCTGCCATACTTCCTGACGGAATGTCATTACCGCTTACTGGGTCTTTACTCATACCGTCATCTGCAAGTACAGCATCATCTTGCATAAAAGCCATTTCCATTTGTTCCTGCGTTGGTTCAGCCATTTTTCATTACTTCCCTTAGTTGCATCAGTTTACGAATAGCAGAAATAGCTCCTTGCAATCTATATATGTCAGATGGCTTTTCTGTCTGCTCCATAGTTCTCTGATAATTTACAATAGACCTTTGTAACTCATCTACAAAGGCATCCCATAGTTCTTTATTATTCGTTAACTCTTTAATCTTAGACATTACCTGTAAATCCTTCTTCATCTGGTAGTGGTGCTGTACCAACACCTATTTGTGATCCCCCACCGCCTGACGTGTCTTGAACATTTGCTCCTGCAGGTGCAGGTGGTACTTGTCCTTCTTCAGGGGGTTGTGGGGCTTGGGGTTGCTGTGGTTGTTCAGCTTGAAACTTTTTAAATATCTCAGCCTGTATCACAGCATCTTGCAGACTATTTGTAACCTTATTTGGGTCAAGATCCATAGCCTTTGCAATCTCTCGTATAATATAATCCATTTTAGCAAAAGGTGCAAGAGCAGGGTTAGAAGCAACCTGTAGAAACTGCATAAGTCTCTGACTACGTACTTCATTAGCCATAAGACTTTCTGTACCCTGAGCTTTGACTTCAAGATCTCCCTTAATATCTTGGTCATAGTCAAACTGCATATTAAAACTAAAAAAAGATTTACCTAAAGGGGTAAGTAAATAATCATCCACATTCTTAACAACATTACGGATAGAACCGTTTGCTGCAGACATCAGCATAGATATACCAGATGCAGTACGTCCTACACCTTGTATGCCTGTCTGACCATGTGCGAAAGAAGGAAAGCCTGTACTTTCGTCTGCTAACACTCTGGCTTTATCAAAGAGTTGCATGTTTTCCCCTGCTACGTTTGGAAACTTTGTGCCAAAAATAGCTTGACCGGGAGCACCGCCTTGTCTTCTAAATATTTTTCCGGGATAAACACTTAGGTCTTGTCCGGGAACAAGGTTTGTTTCATCTACCTCTATCACAAGATTGCCACTAAGAGCAGCATTGTCAATCGCCATCCTCATAAAGCCATTCATTAATGTTTGAGTGTCGTCCATATTCTCAGCAATACCCACTCCAAAGAAACTGTATGGGTTATGCTCATATGGTACAGAGTAGTAAGGTATTCTTACAGGTTTGAATGGGTTAAGTACAAGTCGAAGAACTTTGCCTTGGCAAACCCATATATTACAGTTTAGTTGTTCAAGGTCAGCTAATTCAGCAGGAACGTCAATTCCAGTTTCTTCTAGCTTATCTGCATCTATATGTCCCCAAAACTCTAATACTTCAAATCTTTCAGCCGTATTTTCTACGCTGTAGTCTTTCATACTATCTTCCCAATACTTCGCAGTGTAATGCGTACCCATTTCGATACACATATCAATACAATCTGATCTAAAGTATGGACGGTTCTTTAATGCCCTAAGTTGAGTTCTTGACAGTTTATGTCTTTCAATAACATACTCAGCTTCATCCATGTTTGACGCATCAGGGTCAGGGTAGAAATTCCAGATAGATACATGGCTTGTTGAAGGAACAGTCTTAACAAGAGGGTCATACTCCCCCTCTTCTGTCCAGTTAGGATACTCTTTGTCAATAGCAAAAGGTCCTTTCATAATACCTGTACCAAATAGTGACATTTCAAAAGCAGCATTACGTAGCTGTTTATTTGCACCAGATTCTTCTAATTGGTCATGTATCTTTTTTTCCATCTTCTTTGCTGCAACCATAGCAGGGTGAAAAGTAACAGTTGTTTGAGTTTTACCTTCTCCTTCTATAATCTTTTCAGAGACAGGACCTAACTTTTGTTCTACTCCTCCTAGTCTACTTTGCAAATCAGCTATTGTGTCTCCCGGATTAAGCTTTCCATTAGGACCAAATAAATAAGGCTCTGAAGGGTTATCTCCAAAAGCCCCTTGTAGTTCCTCTTGTGCTTTATCAGCGTTGGGATCAATATTTATATGTACAGACTCAGAAATACCGTCTGGAAGCATTGTAGGATTAACAGTAAGTGGGAATTTGTTTGTACCAAAAAGAACATCTATTATCTGTCCGTATGCCGCAAGTGTCTTGGTTTTAGTTACTTTTACAAATACTCTTGATTTTTCTGCTTCTGTGAATTGTACATCAGGACCATATAAACCTCTGTAGTTTCTGTATGCTTTTAACCATCGTTTTTCGTCTTGCAATCTTACATCTTCTGCTCTTTTAAATCGTTCATCAACGTAAGCTACAACACCTCCTTCTGACTTTAAAGATGGGTCATCATCCTCTATAACAGCTACTCCATCTGTATCAAAAGCTATTTCGTTTTCTTCTGCCATTTTTAATATCCAAAGTTAGGATCAGCGATCTGAAATCCTGTTCGCTGATTCACAGGGTTATAGTCCCAAATGGAACTTCTAGGTCTAGTCATAATGCCATATCTCAGTGCGTCATACATATGATCCATTGCGTTTGTATCTACATCCTCTAGGTTTTTCTTGTCCAAGGGTAAACTAGGAAGTTGAGATATAAGGTTTGTGCAGTTATTAAATATAACAAGACGAGGCTCTTCAGTAAACTCATCAACCTGCAACCTTCTGTGTAGTTCATTTTTTCCTGCAACTCTACTTCCTTTACTTCTATCTGAGGGTCTCCATCTACAACCTCTAACAATCATCTGTTCTGCTAGTGAAGGTCCTGTGTCTCCTCTTTTGTGCCAGAGCGAACTGTCCAAAACTCCGTACTCTATTCTGCCATCATCCGCTTCTAGCTGTAGTATTCTGTCTGCTAAGTCTACTGCTAAAACTTTTGATACCTGCAGTTCTCTATACACTACGAGTTGTTCCGCAGGTGTTATGGCTAACCATACTACAGCAGAGTAACTTCCATAACCATAGTCACACGCTCTAAACTTTGTCCAACTAGCAGGTATCTTAAAAGGCTCTACTACATGTATCTGCCTGTTGAACTCTGGAAACGCTGCTCCTTCTGATACATCCCAATCTCCATCTAGCAGTTGTCTTCTCTGATGGTCAGGAAGAGACAATAGCATTGCCTCATAATCTCCTGAGTCAGCTAGATAAGGGTTGTCAAACAAATTAGCAGGTATAAACCTACGTCTGAATAAAGGTTCACCCTCTCTGCTATGACCTTTTGGAAATGTAATAACATTACCAGATTCTAACTCCGTTGCCCAAAATGGTGTATTTGCAGGTGATGGGTCTACAAATGTTTTCTTTACCCATTGATGCCCTGCTCCACCGGGGTTTGTCGTTGCTCTCATATACAACCCTAGTGATGGGTCTGTACTTCTTAGTCGTGAACGCATATAGTCCCAAGCAAAAGGTGTTGACCATTGCGTAAGTTCGTCAAATCCTATCCAGTTAAACGCTTGACCCTGATACCGCATTACGTCTAGGTCACGGTCTAGGTAGGACATCCACAGTCTGCCTCCTTTCGGACTTACCCACTGTGACTTTCTTTCTGACCACTTTATCCCCGGAATTGCTTTTGGATATAATTCCTGAGACTTTTGTATAAGTTCTCTTAACTCTTCTGTCGTGTGTCGAACTAACAATCCGCTAAAGTTTGGGTTGTTAATTCCACGAAGGGGGTCAGCTAACATAGCAAAAGACTTACCGCCTCCTGCTGCTCCTCCATATAACACCTCTCGTTCTGACGCTGCTAAAAAATCTGTTTGTGGTCCTGTGTTAGGTTTAAACAGTACGTCTTGTTCTACCTCCTTTTCTGGCTCAGGTAGAACTATGGGTGTTTCAAGCTCTTGTGGTTCTTCCTTCGGTAAAACAGTCGAGGGACTCTTCTTCGAGCTTCTTGATTTCATTAATCGCTTTTTCGAGCCTTTTGGCGAACTTACGTTTAATTGTAATTGTTCTCTTACGTTTTTTGTCAATTTCTATTCTTTTTCTTAGTCCTGTGTGAGATATGTACCGTCCAGTTTCCTTTGTCAGCCAATTTGCAACTTCTCTGTAACTATACTGTCGTAAATGTTGCTTTGCCTTATCTAATGCGTTTAGTTGTATACCCACAGGAACTAGAAAATCGTCATCTTCTTCATCAACCTCATAACCAAAAGGAACTGTTCTGGCTACTCTTGGTATTCTCTTCCAGTTCTTTACAAATATGTCAGGCTTTGGTAAAACCCAAAACCCTAATTCTTCGCTATTCATTTTTTCCTTCTTTAGCAGGAAGAACAAATACTCCACCTGAAGACTCTACATTTATTTTCTCTGTCTTCATAAACCCTGCTCTGTCTAAAAGATCCCTTGCTGCAGTCATCTTGTCTCTTATGCCTAGCTCTGTTGGATCAACAAGTGCTTCACCCATTGCCACGACAGCTTTTGGAGCAACACGAGCCATATACTCCTTTGTTGCATCTGCTATTTCATCTTTTAGTCCTCGTATAACGTCACTGGTGGCTGTGGTATCTGCATATCCTGCCATCTTCTTTGCAGTAACAACATCCCCTCCTGCTCCATCAAACAGAACAGCCATAAACTTTTGTTGTTTTTCATTTAGAACTTTTGCCATCTTTTTCTTTCTTCTCTTGATCGTCTATTATTTTGTTTACCCATTCTCCATTATCACCAGAGTTTTCGCAGAACACGCAATGTGTGCTTCTATGTTGATGCCCACACACTTCACAAGTCACTAACTTTGCCCCTGCGATACTGTAAGGACCATGCCTATATTCTGGCATCCAAGTTACTTATGTCTTGTTCTTCCACAAATCTGAGAACATTCTCTTCAGGTACACACATAACTCTTTGAATAGGTCTTTGTCCATATTGTTTTGCTAGTGCCTTTATAATAGGAATTGGATTGTCTCGTACAAAGTCTCGACACTCCATTGAACTGTGGAAGTGACCGTGTTTTTTCGGTTTCTCAAATATGTATACATCTTGCGTCCCATCCGAATGGACTCCTAACATAATAGCTACTATGAACCAAGTTTCTAACATCAGGTTACTTTTCTGTGTGCTCTTGTTTTTTTAGCAATGCTTTTAGGTTGCTTAACAAACTGTTTTCCTGCGGCTTTGCCTTTTCTTTTAGCTGCCGTTGTGGCTGCGTATTCTTGAGGTGATAAGGCTTTGATTGCAGACGATGGAAGATAGCGTTCTCCTGTCTTTCCACTTGGCTTACCACTTTTGGTTCTCCATTTTTGTTTTGTCCATGATTTAAGGCTTCTTTGACTCTTTGCAAGTGCCATTATTTATACCCACCGCCTTTAGCTTTGTACTGCTTGGCTAACATCTGAGCTTTCCTAGCACTCCACTGTCCGGGATTACCACCCTTAGAACCTGCTTTAATTCGGCTAAACAGGTTCTTTCTCATGGTGGGTTTGGTGTAGTTTCCTGCTTTATTTACAGTAGACTTTGCCATTACTTCTTCTTCTTTTTCATCATGCCACCTTTAGCATAACCTTTTTTCTTCATACCTCCTTTGGCATAACCTTTTTTCTTCTTCATCATGCCACCCTTAGCCATTTTGCCTCTTCCGTCCATAGCAAATGCAGGGACCATTTTTCCTGTCTTAGGGTCTTTTTTCATAGGCATCTTTGCTCCACCACGAGCCATACCTTTTTTCTTCATCATTGGTTTCTTCTTCATCGCCATAGTCACTTCTCCTGTTTAGCATATAAATTATCGAATACTCTTTGGGTGTCCCATACGTATTCAGTATCTAGTTTTGAATGGAACACTCTTTGATTAGGCATAAAGTCTGGTGCTCCTTCCCCTGTTTCAAACCATGCAGGGTGTGTTACTCGTACTCTATTATTAGGCAACGCAACAATGTTACCTGTATAATCTCCTGCTTCCATCAACTCTAACACATGACTTTGCTTGTGTTGAGCAGGGTCGTCAGCTACTTCACTGTCTGTATAGTCTACAGTAAAGTAGTACTTAGCAGGGTAGAACTCTCCATCTATCTTGGCTATCCAAGGAGCAGGAGTAGCTCTGTTCAAAACGTAGACCGAATGCTCGTGAGACATACAGTCCCAAGGCTGTGCTACGTATGGTGGCATTTCTTTCGCCCATTTCTCAACAGGTGTGTCGCCTACCAATGCTGTGATGGGCATTCTTGCCCACATTGCTCCACCGTGTACATTTTTTTCTTCTATATCGTCTGTCTCACATCCTGTAAATATTACTTGAAAGCTGAGACATCTGTTTGGCATACTTGTTACTGCTATAACCATACAATGCAGAAACTCACCATGATACTTTGTAAAATTACACGTATATTCTCGTCTTACCCATGCCTTAAAATATGGGATGTTACTCTGTAGAAACGCCAATTAAACCTCGTTTATTACCAATTATTACTGTTTCCTGCGTGTTGTTCTTATCAAACAGATACCAACTGCAGTTGTCTTTTCCTGTCATTTTGCTATCAGGTATCCACTTTAGTCTGCCAACACTTACAATCTTCTTTAATCTACTTTGATAAGGTTGACTCTGCTTTGTGTGTATCCAATCTGCATCAAACAGTAACCACGTTGGAGCTAGATCACTTAGGTGTTCTATAATCTTATGTAGTAATTTTCGCTCCCAAGGTGGATTGGTAATATAATACTCTGGTTTTGAAAAAATGTCAAGTACATTTCTCTTTTCTACACTACTATCTTGCGGTTCTATGTCACTTTGTACCCAACAATCACCATCTTTGTACTTCATTAGGAACATTACAAGTTGACCATTACCTGCACAAGGCTCTATAAACGTAAATTTTTCTTCCAAGTGGGGTAGAAGTGGTAATATTCCCTCTTCTGGTGTTGGGTAGAAGTCCCTATCCCTTCTTTGGAACTCGCTTCTTTTTCCCATTTGGCTTTTTCTTCTGTACTGCTACTACTGTTAAACTCATAATGGGTACTGCGGTCACTTTTTTCTTCTTTTTGGTCATTTTTTTGCCCTGTTTACCCTTTTGCTTACTACTCGCAGGTTAGAACGGCTATTATTTCGTGGGTTTTTGTCTATATGGTCAATGTCTTTGCCATCACCCTTGCGAACAGCCCCTGTTTTTAGCATGGCTCTTCTAACTTTGTTGCGAGAAGCCCTATTCTTCTTCTCATTGGGCTTTGCACCGCTTAATGCGTACTCTCTTTTGTAGTTTCTAGCCACTTAGTTACTTTTTGCCTTTTAAGTTATTAACTACTTTTACAGGGTTCGCATATTTTTTAGTCGTGTTTAAACCACCCTTATTCCAGTTACTTACATCTTTTGTAATAGAAAGACCATACCCTTTTTTGCCATCCTTAACAAGTGACAATATTTCTTGTTTTGTCATTTTATCAAATTTTTCAGATATAGCTAAATCTCCAAAAAACTTAATAAGCTGTGGCTTACTCATATCTTTTAGTGCTGCCATTATTTTCTCCCTTAGTTTAATTCAAAGTGAGGACCATCAATAAACGGTCTTCTGCCTTGATTACGTCTTACGTCTATATAGTGATTCATAGCATCTTCCATTGGTCTATCCCATTCAGCTATATTATCTATATTCCATGCCGCTCCCCAACGAATCACTGCACCAGTCTCTTTAGCCGCAGCTTTCATTGCGTCAGCAATATCATCATATAAATTTAATTCCCAACATGGATTTTTACCATCATATGCCATTAAGTCCACTGCATGTGATGTATCGTCATCTTGTAAAAGGTGTTTGCTACGCATCGTTTGTGACCGTCCTGCTTCATATAGTTTCTTTTGCTCATCCAAAGTTCTGACCCCATAAATAACTCCGAAGTCCACTTTAGACAGCTTTATGGCTTTTTCTACAGTTTCTACTAATTGGGGGTTTACCCCTTCTAACTTTCTATAACTCTTCTTAGACAAATGAAATGCCATGTTTACGCTCTCCAATCTATTGATCTATGGTACTTGACAGCACCTAACATATCAAACATTTGATTCTTAAATAATGTTTGCATTAATAACATATACAACAAAGCTCTCATTGCTTCTTGAAACCTTTGCTGTAAATCGAGTTGATACTTTTGTGTTACAACCCTATGGGTATTATAACTCGTATCAGGTGTGATTGTCAAGTTATTTATTGTCGTATTGGTCGTATTATACGAATTAGTGTTGTTATACGAGTGTGTTGCTTGTATTGTTGACACGTTTTGTCCTTGTAAAAAATAGGTAGATAAATGCTACTCCTACCCAAAATAAATATATGTACATACTATTCTGTTGCTCTGACGGTAGTAGGTACTCTAAAACTTCAAGGTCACTTGCTAGGGCTACCGTAAGTAGCATAAAGAAGTAACTAATGTACACAGCCAGTATTATTCTCATAATATTATATATACCACTAGGCAACCAAACACGAACATAAAGCAGTGGGTAAGTAAAGCTTGTTTGTTCATTTCTTCTTTCTTGTGTTAAAGAACTTCGCTGTGGCTCTTGTCGCAAAGGAGGCAGATACAATAGCTCCCAACGCAACCTGATACCACTGTGGCATACCTGCAAGAGCTGCAAAGCCATCTGCTACTACACCCCTTCCCCAATCTCCACAAAATGCTAGGATGAGTGGGATACTGAAAAGTAGCGTCAACCACTCGTCTTTCCATGAGCTTTGTGAAGCCCTCATAGCAGCTAAGTCCCAGTCTATCTCACCAGTAGCTTCTTTCATCTTGATGGTAGCTTCAGCTTTTTGTATGGCTGTTTTGCCATCAATGTAGGAAGATGCTAAACTCGTTACTGAACTAAGTATTGTACCAATCATTACCACTTTACCTTATCAGCCCAATATGCCGCTGACATTGGACCTCTTGCTATATTCTTAGCGTGTCGAGCCTTAAAGCTCTTCCGCTTCATTTTCATTCGTCTGGACTCACCTGCTTTAGGTGCTCCTGCTGTTCCACTTACTGTACCCACCTTTTTACCCTGTTGTCCGAACCGTATGGTTTTGATCTTGCCTTGGCTTTTGGCTACAACTACGTGAGACTTTGTGGGATGTCCCGGTGTTCGCTTTGGCTTATTAAAACCAGAAACACCTGCTCGTTTTATTCTTGGGTCTGCAGCCATTACACGTTACAGTCGCAGTCGTCACTGCACTTCTTATTTAGAACTGCACACCATATTCTCTTAAAGTATTTCCATATTTTTGTAAGCATTAATGTTCTTCCCTTGTTTGCGGTGGTAATGACCTCTGTTCCGATTTGCTCTCTGCACCCATCCATATGGCGAAACTCCCAGTCATAGCACCAGTTATCACTGATACTAGCCCTGCTTGTGCCGTACTCAAGTCTGGCTGACTCAAAGCCCATTCGATACAGCGAATGTAAACGCCTGTCATGGTCAACATCATTAGTCTTGGCAGGATTTTCCATCTATCTAGCATCTCTGGTGTCATATGAGCAGTAACCTCTAGGTCTATCAGGGTCTAGGACTTCCCCTCTATTTAGGTATCCTTCCAAAAACAAGGCACGTTCTACGTGGTCTAGGGTGTAAAGGTTTCCAGTTTTTTCATAGATGGCTTGACGGATATAGAAGACATCTGATTTAGGAATATGAAGTCTTTGAGCCTTATTTGGGTTGTTTTCACTGATAGCTTCGTAGAACTCTTCGATAACATTATCAGATGAATATAGTTTTACTTTATTTTTACGCATTGTCAATAGTTAATTTAGGTAGGAAGGAATAATTAATATGAGTATATATAAAGAGAGAGTCTTAACATATAGTTTTAACTATATTTATGTATATAATATAGATAGTTATAACATATAGTCTTAACTATATTAATGTATATATTATATATGTTATAACTTTATGTTTCAACTAAGAAGTCTTAACTTAGTTATACCATGTTTTTCACCTCCTGTCAAGTCAAAAAAACCACTTCTGTGTATTTGTACATATATATATACCATAGATGGGGGGGTGTCCCACGCACTATCACGTTGCGTAGGCAGCGGTAGGCGGTGCGGTGTGAAAAAATAGCGTGTGTATTTTGGGAATAATATTTTTAAAAAGCGGTAGGAATATAAGTATAAATTATTGATTTATATACGTTTATAAACTGTTTAGTTATTCGTTGAGTCTGAAATATGGCCATAAAAAGCGGTATCACCCCGACTCCGTTGCAGACTCTAAAAATATCTACAAGCGGACACTATCGACTCCGAATATACCTATTAAAAAAATTAATGATGTTTAGTCCTATAAAAAATAATTTATAAAAAACTTTATTTCTGAGTCATTCTGAGTCATAATCTTATTAATTCAATATTGATTCGTTGATTTTGGCGAATCATCAAAACAAGGAAACGTAAAAAATGGTTATAAATAACACACAAATAAACAACGCAATTTCACACGCAACGATTGACGGAAATTTCAATTCGGATTTAATTGAAAATCTTGAATTACGAAAGTTAGCTATTCAAAGGTATATCAATAACAATCCTGAATTAAAATCTGATTTAGTAGAAAAGCATAATGTCACTATGGTTGATATTGATTCTGAAATTCAGACTGTGACTCCGCTTGACTCTTCTACTGTTATAATTGGAGGAAAAACCGCTTTAATTATCGAAAAAGGCAAAACGCCACTCGAACAAAACGGACTCGGTTTTATTCTAGGAAAATTTAATAATCCTACTTTTTCAGATAAAGCTTATTTCACTATCTTTTTTTCTGAGAATGAGGAGGGAATATCATTTTCTAATGGTCATTATGACCTTGACTTAGAAACCGCTATTAATGACTTTAATCGACGAATTGGTAAATAATTAGTATTTGAGTTTAACAATAACCGCATATAAACCATTGGAGGTAAACATGCAAAATTTAGATATAAACGCAATCCACAACAAGCAAATCAAAACCGCTATTAAAATGTTTGATTTTACTAGCGATAGTCAAGAAATGGCAAAATTTGTTTTTGACCTTTTAGAGTTAAACAACGTGCAACCATACAGAGTCCGCATTAATGACAAGACTCAAGATAACGCAATTTATCTTACAAGTGGCGGTAAATCCAAAGAGGGCTTTCTAGTTGTGAGAATTGGAAACCGAGTCAATTACTATGCGAATTATTCCAGAAATGGTGGGACTCGTACTTATGATTATTTAGTACAGAAACAACGCAAGTTGACGAATGGTAAGAGAATAACAACTGTTATTACTCAACAATAAATTTAAACAAGCGGAGTCTGGTTTAATGCTAGACTCCGCCTATAAAATTGGAGGATTCAAAAATGATTGTACTAGGTAAAATATTTCAGATGTTAGCTTGTTTTATGATGTTTATAATAGGAAACATTTATATTAACATGATGTCTTCAACTTTTATTTCAGATTTCGGAAATAGTAATATTGATTTATTCTTTTTTTATACCGCATTGTTTCATTATGGTTTAGGCGGTTTAGGTTTAATCTATATTACAATTACATTAAGGAGAATATAAAATGCCTTTAGATAATACTCAACTAGGTCATGTTTCTAAGTTGCGTGGCAAGTTAAAAGATTTTAATGCAATCGGAAACAATACCAAGAAAAACGGATTCTGTTATCAAAAATTTTTAGAGGGAAAAAAGAAAAACGAATTGGCGGGAAAAATTGTTGACGTATGCGGAGTCTGTTACTCCCATTCATCAATAAATTCTTATATGAAAAACTTACCGCTATCATTAGATAAAAACGAAATATTAGCGGAAAAGATTCTTGATGATAACGAAATAAAGCAATTTTATTTTCTACAAGCTTTTTTTAGGTTTAATCATCATGGGGAATTATTAACAGAAATTGTTGACGACAACGGAGTCATTATTAAAAGATTTCCTAAATATAACATGATAGAAAATTACTGTAGGATAGCGGAATATAATCCGCATTGTAATTTTGCTTTATGGACAAAACGCAGTGACATTATAAAAAAGTTTTTTGATAAGAGAGATAAACCAAAAAATCTTATTATTGTTTTTTCTAATACTAGAGTCGATAAAGTTATAACCAAGATTCCCAAAAATTTTGATAAAGTTTTTAATAATGTAAATGGTGAAAATTTCAAAGAGATTCAAAATTGTAGCGGTCAACAATGCAAAGATTGTTTGAGATGTTATAAACACTCAGACAAACAAGATAATAATATTATAGTTGAAAAGATTAAAAGATAGTTGAGTCGTTTCCTCCTAACTAGGCGAGTCGATAACCACCAAGACTCGCCACTTTTTTCTTTTGAAAAAATTATGAAAGATTTACTATCATAGGATAGGGTAGGGTAGGGTTCGAGAAATAAAACTTGACCGAATCATTTAAAGTAGGGTAAAACTAATTATAGACATTTTAATAGGAGTAAAATCGTGGAAAAACTAGATAGACAAATACTAAAGAGAGTAAGAGAAACATTAGATAATATTCTTAAAGATAACGAAAGACTTGAACAATTTGACGTAACAGTAGGTAACGCATCATTTAGTGATGATGAAGTAACCTTTAAGCTAAACCTAAAGATTAAAGGGTCAAAATCTCAAACGCAGAAAGACTTAGAAATATTTGCTGAGATGGATAACCTAGACCTAACCAAGATAGCCAAACTAGATGGCAAGGATTTTAGTCTGTCTGGTTTTAGACGTAAGGCAAGAAGTAAACCTTATCTAATTCAAGACTTGAAAAATGGGGGAGAATATATTATAACTACAGATGTAGCAAAGAAATATTTTGGTAAAGGGGAAGTAGCATGAGTGTAAAAATTAGTGAAATATGGGAAGAAGATGTTATAACTTGTGGTGTATGCCACACAAACTTTGACCCTAATGAAATAACGACAGACGATTATAACTTTGCGTGGGATAATTATGTACACACAGATTGTTGTAGTGAATGTTCCCCTAAAGTTTTAGTAAAGGAGAGGTAGCATGAGAGCAATACTTATAGACCCAAAGGCAAAACAGATAACACAGATAGACTACAATGGAGATTATAAGACTATCTATGAGCACCTAAGTTTTACCAATTCGTTTGGCAATTCACATAAAGTAAGAGCCTTTGACATTGTGCGAATACCAATGGGTAATGATGGCATTTATGTAGATGATGAGGGATTGTATGCACCAAATGAGGATAAGCATTGGTTTACCTACCGCTACAATGCCCATGAGATGCACCAGAATATACCGCTAGTAAACAGAGGTTTAATTATTGGTTGTGATGAGAATGGAGATAGTGTAGACTGTGATTCGACAGTTGATTCGATTAAATCGCAGATAACATGGGGAATAGTGAGATGAAACGAATAAAATTACCTAAAGATGTATGGGTGTCTTTATATGGAAAGCTACACGATATACTGTACGACTCCATGATGCACAAAGATATTGATGGGAAAGAGTGTACTGATGATGATGTAAACTATGAAGTATTAAAATTAATGGACTCGTACTTTGATAGAAGTTTTGGAATAGGACAATGGTACTTCGCAAAACATGGGGATTAGTGAGATGAATAGATTTATTATAGATTATGATGTTGTAAGCATAGCACAATCATTATGTGACCAACATATTGTAAAGATGCCATTGGAAGAATCGCAGATGCTATGTACTGCTTTATGGCATCACGCACCAGAGTACGCAGAGGAGAATGATTTGTATAAACCAGTTCATCAAAAGCACCCTTGTACACTATGGGCTATGCACAGTAGAAGTAATTATGAATATGCGTATAGTTTGTATTGTGCCATGCTAGGGGAATACCACCACAGATATAACAAATGGCATGGAGCAGGAAAACACAGTATTGCTTTATCTAAAGGTGGTCAGTTTCTACCAGAGTTAGGCATTACAAAACACCCACAGTGTTTCAGTGGACATGATGATTTAAAGACAGATGAATTTATGCCAGTAAATGCCTATCGTAAGTTTTATTATGTAGACAAAATGCGATTCGCTAGATACAACAAAGGTAGATATATGCCAGAGTGGTTAAGTGAAATGAGGGTTGATTATGCCTAAAACATATTATAAAAAAGTAAAGACTCCAAAGCCTAGAAACCCTGAGTTTATTCGCAAGAGTTCGCAGATTATAGAGGACAAGAGGGAGAAAGAACAGAATCGCAGACACGCAAGGCGAGAGCTTGACCTAAAGAGGTGGAGAGCAGAATATGAAAAATCAAGAGGAGGTAAAGATAATGAGTAAAACAATAGCAAGTGTTGAACACACAGAAAAAGTACATAAATTAACTATAAGTGATATTCTTCAGATGAATAACGAAAATGTAATACCTACTGATATTGTAGATAATTTGTATTATCATTTGTTAGATAGCAATAAAGTAAGAGAGGAGTTAAGAGATGAAGATAGGTGACAGAATAAAAGTAATTGACCAAGAGATATATGGTCAAATTATTTGGGTGGATTACAAGTCTGTAGTCATTGAAGATGAAGATGCAGAAACTTGGGATTGTGAACTATATTATAAACTCTCAGAAGTAGAGGAGTTAAGAGATGAAACTTGATGATATAAACAATGCTATCTTTAACTTGAATGATGTTAAGGAAACGATTAAAGCACATAAACTTCGTGACATTAAAAGAGTTCACGAGGGAACAGACAACCAAGATACTCTTGGGGATTTGGTAGATGACTTAGAATATTTTTTATTAAATACTTACAACAATTTGAATAGGAGTTAAGAGAATGAAAGCTAGAGAATTAATAGAGAAGATTATGAAGTTAGACAACCTTAATACAGAGATAGATTTTAGAAAGTTTTTTAGTGATGGTGAAGATAAAGATTTACTTTTGGATTTCTGTCATATATTCTATCCAGATGCAGAAGATAAAGACAACGATAGATTTATAATAGGTTTTAAGGAGAGAAAAAAATGAATGAAGATTATAAAATAATGTTGGATAATAAATTGCATGAGGTAAAATATTTTATAAGAGATGCATTTACTTTAGAAAAACTTTTAGAAATTAAAGAAATAATTGAGGATTCAATAGAGGATAAAAAAGATGTATAAAACAGTAGCAAGTTTTTTTGATGGATTTTCTGGTACAATGCTTTCACTAGACAAGCTAGGTATCACACCAGAAGAATACCATGCCTTTGAGATTGACCCTTATTCAAGTGCAGTTAGTCGGTACAACTATCCAAGTATTATCCGACATGGTGATGCACGAAATTGGGAAGTGTTAAAGGGAAAGAAGATTGACCTCTTGGTTGCAGGATTTCCTTGCCAGAGTTATTCAGTTGCAGGGTTGCAGAAGTTTCAACAAGACCCAAGAGATATGTCAAAAGTATTACTTGATGCTCTCAAAGGATTAGACGTAGATAAGATTCTTATTGAGAATGTTGCATCTATGCCAAAGGTTTGGAAAGATTATTTTACTGAGATGTTTCAGAGCATATTCCCAGACGTAGTATGCCACGAGATAAACAGTTCAGTAATGTCTGCTCAATCTCGTAAGCGATTGTATTGGACAAACATTGACTTTGACTTAATGCCAGATAAGGGAATCATTATGAATGATATACTTGAAGATGGTGCTATAGCAGACAGAGATAAGTCTTACTGCATAGATGCTAATTATTTCAAGGGTGGTAGCATGAAAATGTACTACGAAAAAGCTAGACGACAGATAGTATATGATGACGAGGGTAAGTTTGGTTGTAGACAAGTAGGTGAAGCTGACATCAAAGGCTATGATATCATTCGCAGAGTTTATAGCAGATATGGTAAAGCACCATCACTTACAACCATGCAAGGTGGACACAGAGAGCCTAAAGTTGAATGTGGTCGTATCATTAATCGAAAGATTAACCCCAAAACTGGCAAGAGAGATGACTATAATCCAGATTTAAAACTAAAACCTCGCATTGAGTTGAGGACAGACGACAAGACTAATACCTTGTCTACAGTACAGAAAGATAACGTAGTGGTGCGTAATTGGGAGAATGTAAATCCAGAGGAGTTTTTCTGGAGAGCCTTAACACCTCTTGAATGTGAGAGGTTGCAAACTGTTCCAGATGGGTACACAGAGCAAGGTGTCTTTCCAGATAAGCACACCTACGAAGACCATGTTAGTGATGGGTGGTATGATGTAAAACCCATTAGTAATTCACAGAGATATAAGATGCTTGGAAATGGTTTTACAGTTGATGTTATATCTCACATTTTAAAAGGAGTAGAGTAGATGCTAAAATTAGCAATATTAGATTACGAAAAGGGTAAATTACACACCTATAATGAAGATTACCTAAGTAAACTTGGGTATACTAAAGATTGGAAAGACGAATTTTATCGTGGCTCTGAGGGGATAGAGGGTTTTATATCCTGCGTATTAAACTTTAGTTTAAATAACATTCATTATATGGAATATACAGAGGAGAAAAGAAATGCGTAAAGTAATAACAATAGAACCAAAAGACAGAGTAGAACTACTCAAATATGTTAACGTATTGAGAGAGTTTAACTGTAACACATCAGAGAAAATACCTATCTACTATGAGCACATTTGTGAGATAGAAACTCTTATGTTTAGACTAGCAAACATACTAGAGTTTGAACAACCTCACAAAGGTGGGTGGTATAGTGATTATTGTCTTAAAGAGAATTTACCAAAGGAGAAAAAGAATGAGTGAAGAAGAATGGAATGATTTAACCAAAGACCAACAAGGCGATTGGATAGAGTATTGGAGTAACCTAGAAGAGGGAGAAGAAGAATGAATAAATATTATGCAGTAGTATTTGAACCCTTTGAGGTTGATGGGTTAGAGTACGTCAAAGAGGGTGAGGGTTCTTGGACAGTAAATAGTCCAGTTAAGACATTTCCCACGAGGGCATTGGCTCAAGTTGAAGCTGATAAATGGAATACTGGCGAAGTAGTAGAGTTATCACATTTTGATGCCTTAAATTTTAATGAGGCTTTGCAAAAATACAATGAAGAAAACGAACCAGATTTTATAATGGAGTAATAATATGAATGAGGGACAAAGTTTATTTGTAATGATGTCTATACTTATAGTTGGAACAGTTATACTTAATGCGTGTTCTGGTTTTTTTATGAGGATATCGTGATGGGCGACTTAGAGGACATTGAAACAATACTAGACGACTACTTTGATGAAATGGTTGATGATTCTGAATTGGATAAAATCAAATCACTTCCTACAAAGATTAAAAAGGAGTTAGAGGAATGATATTAGAAACCGCACTTATGTGTATGGCAGTCAATATTTATCACGAGGCTAATAACCAATCTATGTTAGGACAAATAGCCGTTGGTCAAGTTGTGATGAATAGAGTAGAGGACACACGATTTCCTAGTACAGTTTGTGAAGTAGTGAAACAAGCGGTGACGTACAAGGGTACAAACAAACCTGTTCTACACAAATGCCAATTCTCTTGGTATTGTGATGGTGCAAAAGATGATGTAAACATGAATAGCAAATCGTGGTCAAAAGCATTAGAATATGCCTCTATTGTATTAAGCGGTAGAATTGTTCTTGATGTTACAGATGGTGCGACACATTATCACGCAACATATGTCAGACCAGAGTGGAGAAAGACTAAGACTCGTACCACAAGGATTGACCGCCACATATTTTATCGGTGGGAAAAATGAGTAAAGAGTTTTTATGGTTTATTGGATTGGTAACACTATGCTACTTTTTAGATGTTACAGTAAAATACTTTTTTTAAATAGGAGATAAAAATGACAGAAATGTTTTTAGGATTTACCGCTTTATTTTTTGTAGAGCACAACGCAGAATTTATTAATAAGGCATACCAGAATTACAAAGAGGGTTATGTATGGGAGTATAATCCCCAATATATAACTAAAGATAAGTTGGCTATTGCTTTTGAGGGTCAGGGTAAGCGGTTTGTAATATGGAAACAAAGACCTAGTGGACGTATATCCGAAGTTAAAATACCTTTAGCTAAAAAATAAACTTTACTTTAAGGAAATATTATGAAATTATTCTTTTATGATTCGTTAGCCGTTTTATTTATGGCATGGTTGGTTATAGATGTATTCTAAAGCAAAACAAATAAAAACAATAGGTGATATGGTTTCATATTACCTTCATAGCCCTCAATTTTTGGCTCTCAGACCTCGTTCACAGAAGGACTACGAGTATGTGCTCAATAGAGCCTTACAGACCCCTGTTAGCGTTTCTAAAGCGTTTGAGAGCATACGGATAGCAAAGGTATCGGTGAGTGATTGTAAGATTGTTTATCAGTCTTGGCTACAAAAGGGTAAACGTATGGCAAACAACACCGCTACTGTCTTATCTGTGGTGTTTAACATGGCAGAGGAGCTTGAACTTCTGGCAAGTAACCCTATGAGGCGAGTAAAAAAGGCAAAACAAGAGGTGCGGAGGGTAATGTGGTCAAGGGAGCAGGTAAAATTATTCCTTGACACCGCATATAGTCAGTACAAATGGCGAAGTGTTGGGTTAATTGTCCACATGGCATACGAATTTGCTCAAAGAGTAGGCGATATGAGGTTACTTGAGTGGAAATCTATTGATTTTGACACAAAAAGACTTAACTTGGTGCAATCAAAACGTAGAGCAGAGGTTCATATACCTATTAATTCAAATCTTTTAGTTATGTTACTAGAACAACATGATGATTTTGGCTTTCAAGAGTACGTTGTGCCTAATGTTAGACCTATAAATGGTAGTTATAGACCTTATAATGAGTTTGAAGTGTCTATTCTGGTTAATGAAGTGAAAAAAGAGGCAGGTTTACCCAAAGAACTTACCGCTATGGACATGAGGAGAACCGCTATCACAGAAATGGTGGAGGCAGGAGTAGATACTACGCAGATTATGGCGGTATCTGGTCACAATTCGCCTCAATCAATGCGTCCATACATCAAACACACATTTAAATCATCACAAAATGCACTTGCAAGGAGGGATTCATACCGAAATGAGATTTCTTAATAATTTAGACATAAAAGATGGCGAAACTTTGACAATGGATTGTCCTGTTTGCAAAGGTGTAAAAAAATTTACTATCACTAAGGTGGATAGGGTGCTACTTTATAACTGCTTTCGCAATAGTTGTACTGTAAGAGGTGTAAAAAAGGTTGGCAGAACTGCTGAGGACATAAAACACAAAATGAATGGGCATACAATTCCTAAAAAGGAGGTTGACTTTGCCTTGCCAGAGTATTTTTCTAGCGATTTGGATAATTGTGACGATTTTATTTTAAAATGGGGTCTTTTTGACATAAAAATGTTCCATGATGTTAAAAACGATAGGGTCGTGTTCCCCATTATGAGAAAAGGTAAGATGATTGATGCGATAGGGAGAGCTTTAGACAAGGATACCCACCCAAAATGGTATAAATATGGTAAAAATGCAACATATTATTCAATTACAAGAAAACAAAGTGAGGTTCTGACTGCTGTAGTAGTGGAAGATGTTATATCTGCCATAACTGTCGCTAACTATTTCCCTGTTACAGGGTTTGGTCTTTTAGGAACGTCCCTATTACCAGAACATTCATACCTTTTGTCAGATTTTGATAGGGTCGTGGTCGCTCTTGACCCTGATGCCTTACAAAAAACGCTACAACATAGTAAAGAATTGACAAATTATGTAAAAGATGTTAAGGTTCTACGGCTCATGGATGATCTAAAGTACAAGAATGTAGAAGATTTTACCAAATTGAGGGAGATGTTAGATGTCAAAATGTAATACTTGTGGTGAGCAACTTACAGATGAAAACTGGCTAGATTCGTGGAAAGTTGTCAATAGAAAACAGTGTAAGAATTGTTCTACTAAAAATAATATTAGTAGTAATCCAAATAGAATGTATGTGAATGGAAAATATGTGCCACAAAACCATCCATTACATCAAGCAGGAAGATATACTAGCTTTGCGGAGCAGTTAAGAGTTCTCTCAAGCCTCCCTAATAGTTTAAGTAGGATTAGCAAGAGTAAGGTAGGGGAGGTTTATATAATACATAATCCTGCTTGGAAGAGTTGGTATAAAATAGGTATGGCGGTAGAATCAAAGAATAGGTTGAACGGCTACCAAACTTCAAGTCCGTTTAGGGATTATACCTTACTCTATACTATTTCTGTAAAGAACAGATATAAAGGGGAAAGTATGGCACACAAGATAGCAGAGAAGATTTGTCTTGAAAGAAATAATGAGTGGTTTTATACTGAGAGTATAAATAAAGTTAGAGATGAAATGGAAAAGAAATTATGTGGGATAAAAATAAATGGTTGAACTAGCACTAATACGAAGTCTACTTGACAAAGAGTTCTACGGAGATCATAAAGGGACAAGATGCCCTGATGAACTCTTTAGTAAAGACATTCGGAAAATAAAGAAAACAGTAGATTTTGCTATGCAGAACTACAATAAAGACAGTCTAACTGTTAGAGAGCTAGAGGGGTTATTTTTTGCTCACAACAGTACACTGACAACTGCCTCCAAGCAGGTGTTTAAAGACCTGTTCTCCAAACTAGAGCGAGAGCAGGTCATGGACAAGGAGATAGCTAAGGATGTAATGTCCAAGTTGTTTCAACAATATGTAGGAGAAAAGATTGCTAACATAGGGTTTGATTATGTAAATGGCGAAGAGGCTACACTAGAACCTTTAAGAAGAATTATTAATGACCACCAAGATAATTTTCTTCCTAACTTTAGTATTGAGTGGGACGACATAAGTTTTGAAAGTATATTAGAACAAGCTAACCAGAAGTCTAAGTGGAAGTTTAATATACCTTCACTTGCTAGACGGTTAGAGGGCATAAGCGGTGGTCAACTTATCATAGTGGGTGCTCGTCCCAATACTGGTAAGACATCTTTTCACGCAAGTATTATTGCATCAAGAGGTGGCTTTGTCGATCAAGGAGCAAAGTGTAGGGTTCTGTGTAATGAAGAGCCTTACTATAGGGTCGCATCTCGTTATCTTTGCACCAGAGCAGAGCTTTCTCTTGCGGAGATAGGTAGTGGCAGTGCAAATCATGCTCTGGCAGTAGAGCGATACAATAAGATAAGGCATAATGTTAAGATAAAGGATGTTACTGGCAAGAAGATGGATTGGGTTGAGAATATGATAAAGGTAGAAAGACCTGACGTTGTTGTTCTGGATATGGGCGATAAGTTTGCTACTCGAACTGGAGAGCGAATGGACTTATACCTCAAGGAGGCTGCAATTCACGCAAGAAATATTGCAAAAGAGTATGATTGTGCTATAATATGGATGTCTCAGCTATCTGCAGAGGCAGAAGGTAAAATCAATGTTGACCAATCTATGTTAGAAGGGAGTAAGACAGGAAAGGCGGCAGAAGCGGATTTGATGCTTTTACTAAGCAAGAATCCACAGATGGAAGGGCAAGAGGACAATGACCCACAAAGACACATTGTCATAGCAAAGAATAAGATAAACGGATGGCATGGAAAGATCCATGTTGAGTTAGATGTAGAGAGAGGTAGATACACCGCATGAAGATTATATTAGACGTAGAGAACACAACAACTAAGAGGGACGGAAAGTTACATCTTGACCCCTTTGAGCCTAACAATTCATTGACACTTGTAGGTGTTCAGGACTATTTAGAAGATGAAAACTCTATATTTGTGTTTGACCACAACGAAAGGGTCATAACAGATGATGATGCAGACAAAAGATTGCAAAGAGTTCTTGACAATACGACATTACTCATTGGTCACAACCTACAGTATGACCTACAGTGGCTTTGGGCATGTGGTTTTAAGTATGATGGAGAGATATTTGATACAATGTTGGGTGCTTATATACTTCAGCGTGGTCAGAAGGGATCTGTGAGCCTTGAAAACTGTGCTGAGAGGTACAACCTAGAGATAAAGAAGTCAGATACACTCAAAGATTACTTTAGACGAGGCTTTCAAACAAATGAAATACCTCTTGACGAGTTATCTGAGTATTTACGTCAGGATTTAGTCGTTACAAAAAACTTATATTGGAAATTGATGGAAGAATATGACAAACCAGAGGGAAAAACACTTGACAAGGTGCTAGATGTTTCAAACAAGGTGTGTAAATCTCTTGCGAAGATGTATATGAGAGGGTTTGCTATAGATAAAGACGTATTAGAAGAAGTGAAGCAAGACTTTGAAACAGAGTTGAGTGAAATAGAGGACAGATTGCAGAGCCAAGTTAAGAGGCTTATGGGGGACACTCCTATTAATCTCAATTCACCAGAACAAGTGAGTCAAGTTATATTTTCTCGCATACTCAAGAACAAAAAAGAGTGGATACTTGCCTTCGATAATGTAGAGGATAAAGACGACTTTCGTAAAATTGTCAGGGATAACAGTTACTTAATGGTAAAAACTAAAGCAAGTATTTGCCACACATGTAAGGGCAAGGGGCGAGTACATAAGATTAAGAAAGACGGAACACCCTTTGCCAAGCCAAGCAGATGTCCAGATTGCGACACCAGAGGGTATCTTTTAACCAAATCTAACTTCATGGCAGGTCTTGGGTTCTTCCCTTTGTCTAAGGATTGGGTGAGTGCCAATGGGTTTTCAACAAGCAAGGGTAATCTTGACATATTAATCAATATTGCTAAATCTAAAAACATGACTGAGGCAGAGGTGTTTCTAACGGACTTGAAGCGTCAGAGTGCCGTGTCAAGTTATTTATCTTCTTTTGTAGAGGGTATAGGAGCATATACAAAGGAGGACGGTAAATTACATGTGTCCCTTACTCAGCATGTTACCGCTACTGGTAGGTTCAGTGGACGCAACCCTAATATGCAGAACATGCCAAGAGGCGGTACATTTCCAGTGAAGAAGGTGTTTGTGTCTCGTTGGGACGGAGGTAAGATAGTGGAGGCAGACTTTGCACAGCTTGAGTTTAGAGTTGCAGCATTTTTGTCGCAAGACCAGACTGCTATGGAAGAAGTAAGCACTGGATTTGACGTTCATTCCTACACTGCTAAGGTTATTTCAAATGCAGGACAACCAACTTCAAGACAAGATGCTAAGGCACACACCTTTGCACCTCTCTATGGAGCTACAGGGTTTGGTAGGACAAAAGCTGAGGCAGAGTATTATAAACATTTTATGAAAAAATATAAAGGCATTGCAGGTTGGCATAAGCGTTTGGGAGATCAAGCGTTAAATGAGGGTATTGTTACAGTACCTTCTGGCAGACAGTATGCCTTTCCAGATGTGGAGAGGAGAGCGAGTGGCTCACCTACACACTTTACTATGATAAAGAATTATCCTGTGCAGGGATTTGCAACTGGTGACATTGTTCCCATTGTACTTCTGGAAATAGACAAGAGATTAGAGGGTCTACAATCTTGTCTTGTCAATACGGTACACGACTCCGTAGTTATTGACGTACATCCTGCAGAAGAAACAGAGGTCATTAACCTTATAAAGCAGGTAAATGATGACCTCAATGACATTATAGACAACTACTATGATGTAAAAATTAATGTTCCAATGGTGCTTGAAGCAAAAATAGGAAATAATTGGCTTGACACCAAGGACGTTATGTAGTATTATCCAATGATTCGTTTTAAGGAGAAACAAACAATGGAAAACAATTTAGCAGTTATGGGTACGAAGGAAAGCTTGGCAGACATTATGGGAATGTCCAATACACCTCCATCATCACGCTCTGCTCTTGCAGAGATAAAGCAAGTTCACCAGAACATCATGGGGACTAAAAAGGTTGATGGAGAAAATATGGAGGTTGCCGTAATTAAGGCAGGTGCGTACTCTGTTACTTTCCCTGACGAGACTGTATATTACAGTTCTACAATAACCATTAGACCTTTTATGCAAAGGTTTCAGTGGGAACGGTGGGATGATAACTTCACCAGACCTGACGGTGGTTCTGGCAGAATGTTACGATCTGTAATGGGTAAGTCTCTTACAGTGGATTTAAAGGATAACTACGGAGGTTTCAACTGCGGTAGACCTTCTGGTTATGTCAAGGACTTTTCGTCCTTGCCACAAGAAACACAGGACGTTATGAGGAGTACCAAAAGGTACAAGATCATATTCGGAATGTGTACACTCGATGATGCGAAGGATGAGAACGGTAAGTCTGTTGACGTTAAAGAGTTCCCTTTCTTTATGCGTATCAAAAATCGTGATAGCTTCAAAGCTATGGCAGATATTTTTGGTATGATACAACGGAAGAACCGTCTTCCTATTCAGCATAATCTAAAGTTGTCTAGTGAATTAAAGAGTATTCCTAGTGGTGCGACATACGCAGTTGTCAAAGCCTCTCTAGGGGGTGAAGTAGAGATTACCACTGATGACCAAGAAACGCTGAATAGCTTTGTTGAGTGGGTTGAATCTATGAACTCAATCACTCTTTCCAAATGGGAAGAGCATAGAAGACCAGAGGAATTGTCTCAAGCAGACGAGGACATTGTATCTTCTATCGTAGAGATTGAGGAAGAATAGATGAACCATCCTGCAGAACTGGCGATACATGAGTTTCTACAGAAAGTTTCACTTGGTAAAGCCAAGATGAATAAGGCTACCCTCCACCACATAGCCAAAGATGTAGAGAGTGCTCTAGCTCGTCAGTTCTCAGGGGAAAAGCGTAAGTTTAAACTTCGTATGTCTAACTTGGGACGTAAGAAGTGTCAGCTTTGGTTTGAAAAGAACCACCCTGAGAAAAGACAATCTGATTCGCCTTACTTCTTAATCAATATGATACTAGGGGATATTGTAGAAGCGGTATTTAAAGGACTTCTACGAGCCTCTAAAGTAAAGTTTGAGGACAGTAAAAAGGTAGTATTAAAAACTAAAAAGAAAGATATAGAGGGGAGTTATGACTTAGTTCTAAACGATAAAGTAGATGATGTAAAGTCTACGTCACCTTGGTCTTACGAAAACAAATTCGTGGACTTCAACACATTAAAGAGTAAAGATAGTTTTGGTTATGTTGCACAACTCGCAGGATATGCTAAGGCTAGAGGAGTAAAGGCAGGAGGTTGGTGGGCAGTTAATAAAGCCAACGGAAACTTCAAATATGTTGATGCAGACGATCTCGACATGGATGAAGAATTAAAGAAGATAGATGAAACTATTGCTTACATAGAAGATGATGAGCCTTTTGAGAGATGTTATGAACCCATAGAGGAGACATACTACGGCAAGGCTAGTGGTAACACTAAGTTAGGCATTGAGTGTAGTTTATGTTCTTTTAAGGACGCTTGTTGGACGGATCTTCAAGTCTTGCCTTCTAAAGTTTCAAAGTCTTCAAACCCTCCTCTTATTAATTATGTAAAGGTTGCAGATGGCAAAACTGAAGTTAAAGAGCAAGTTCGAGCATGATGTAGCAAAATGGCTTAGGTCAGTAAAACAAAAGGTTAGGTATGAAGAAATCAAAATCAAATACACTGTCTTACGGTATAGATACTATAAGCCTGACTTTATTCTTAACAATGGTATTATTATTGAAGCGAAAGGATGGCTAAGACCAAGTGACAGAACAAAACATTTACTAATAAAAGAACAATACCCTGACCTAGATATACGGTTTTTATTTCAAAATGCAAATAACTTTTTAAGGAAAGGGTCTAAAACACGGTACTCCGATTGGTGCAAAAAACATGGCTTTTTATACGCACATCAAGAGATACCAAAACAATGGTTGACAGAACGGAAAAAAAGGATAAAACTATAGTCTCATGGAAGAACAATATATAAAAAAAGATGATTATGCTCTGGTTATATCCGTTGATACAGACGATCTTGGTAGAGCCACAGGCGAGAGTACGTTTAGTTTATTATACAGTGATGATAATAAGTGGGACAAAGGGACGCATGATGGTGTAATTGATATGTTGACAATTATGATGGAAGTCATTAGAATAATGGAAATTGATTCTGAGTTTAGACACATGATGTCTGGTTTTATACAAAAACACACACCTAAAGTTCCTAAGCTCGAAGTCGTAGAAAATAAAGACAACATTATTAGAATAGATTGGAGCAAAAAAGATGAAAGATGAAGTAAAAAATCCTCCACATTATAATAAAGGTGGTATGGAATGTATAGACTACATCAGACAACAACTAGGTAAAAACTTTAGATATTACTGTGAGGGGAATGTTCACAAATATATTCATAGATTTGATTATAAGGGAAACCCTACTGGTGATTTAAAGAAAGGTAAACAGTATTTAGAGTGGCTAATTGAAGAGTTAGAGAAATGAAATTTACAGTAAACATGATACTAATAGTAGACGAAGAAGAGAATATATTACCTGTCAACTATGATGGTAAAGAGGGGGACGAACAAGCCCTAAAAGATATCTTGACAGACTATTTTTTCGATATTGATGGTGTAAAGCTAGAGGGAGTGAAAATAAAGAAGCATGAATGATTATCAGAATTTTATAGCAGTTTCAAGATACGCAAGATGGATAGATGAGGCAGGAAGACGAGAATATTGGGAAGAAACTGTGTCTCGTTATGTAGATTATATTACAGAGAAGGTCAAAGGGCATCTACCTAAAAAACAAATATATGATGCTATATACAATTTGGAAGTTATGCCCTCTATGAGAGCACTTATGACCGCAGGGTCTGCGTTAGATAGAGACAACACCGCAGGTTATAACTGTAGTTATCTACCAGTGGATGATCCAAAGTCCTTTGATGAAGCCATGTATATATTATTGTGTGGTACTGGTGTTGGCTTCTCTGTGGAGAGGCAGTACGTTAGTAAGCTACCTGATATACCTGAGAAAGTTGAGCCTTGTGATACAACGATAGTAGTTGATGATAGTAAAGAAGGTTGGGCAAAAGCATTGCGTAGACTTATAGGACATTTATATATGGGTGAAGTGCCTCTTTGGGATGTCTCTAAGGTAAGACCTGCAGGTTCTAGGCTAAAGATATTTGGTGGACGAGCCAGTGGTCCTGCCCCTTTAGTTGACCTTTTTAAGTTTACTGTGTCATTATTTAAGCATAATGCAGGACGTAAACTATCAAGCTACGATTGCCACAACCTTATGTGCAAGGTAGGAGAGGTCGTAGTCTCTGGTGGGGTCAGACGTTCTGCTATGATAAGTTTGTCTAACCTCTCCGATGGACGTATGAGACACGCTAAGTCAGGACAATGGTGGGAAACTGCACCACAAATGGCTTTATCAAACAACAGTGTGTGCTACACTGATAAGCCTGATGGTGAAACCTTCTTGCGTGAGTGGTTATCTCTTGTAGAATCTAAGTCAGGAGAGCGTGGCATATTTAATAGAATATCTGCTAAGGCACAAGCAAGTAAGTTTGGCAGGAGAGACCCTGACCATGAGTTTGGCACTAATCCCTGTAGTGAAATTATACTTAGACCTTATCAATTCTGTAACCTTACAGAGGTCGTGATACGAGAGAAGGATAAGTTTGAAGATTTGAAGAGAAAGGTTATGTTAGCGACTATACTTGGTACGGCACAGTCTACTCTTACAAAGTTCCCTTATCTTCGTAAGGTGTGGAAGAATAACACAGAAGAAGAAAGACTACTTGGTGTTAGCCTTACAGGAATAATGGATAACCCATTAACCAGTGGACAAAAACATGGACTTGAAAGAACCCTTGAAACACTCAGAGAAGTCGCAGTCGAAACAAACAAAGAGTGGTCACACATCTTTGGTATCCCCCAAAGCACCGCTATCACCTGCGTTAAACCAAGCGGTACAGTATCACAACTTGTTGACTCAAGCTCTGGTATCCACCCTCGTCATAGCTCTTATTATGTTAGGACTGTCAGGGGTGATAATAAAGATCCTCTTACTAAGTTTATGATTGACAGTGGAGTGCCAAGCGAACCAGACTTTATGAAGCCTGATACACAGACGGTTTTTAGCTTTCCTATGAAATCCCCAAAGAAATCCGTTATGAGGGACGATTTAACAGCCATAGAACAGCTAGAGACTTGGCTCATATACCAGAGGCACTGGTGTGAGCACAAGCCATCAGTGACCGTTTCTGTGAGGGATGACGAGTGGATGGAAGTAGGTGCTTTTGTGTTTGAACACTTTGACGAAATGTCAGGAGTGTCCTTCTTACCACACTCCGATCATACTTACCAACAAGCCCCCTATCAGGAGTGTACAGAAGATGTATACAATGAGTTTAGCGGTAAATTCGGAAAGATAGATTGGAAATCCTTTATGAATTATGAGAAAGAAGACACAACCAAATCTTCACAGACTTTTGCATGTTCTGGCGATAGCTGTGAAATAGTAGATATAGGAGCTTAAAATGGGAACTGTGATTATATACGCAACACTCCTTTTAAATGGTATGGTCAACGTGGTTCAATATAAAGCGGTTACGTTTGAAACAACCGAAGAATGTGTAACATACTTAAATAAATATAATGTACACATTAATAAAACATTAAAAGAACACATACAGAAAAAAGAAAAAGGTTCTGAAGTTCTTTATATTGCATGTTCTGAAATAGGTAAACTTACTAATAATGAAACAACAACTTAAAGAAGTAAAAGACACACCTTTTAGGCAGGGATTCAGGGTCTTTAGAAAGGGAAAGCTAATTCCTAACACAAAGATGCTGATGGGCAACCCATATTACCCAAACAGTAAATCGTTTAAAGAATGGGAACGTGGCTTCACTGTCGCATATTATCGAAACTTGGAGAGGTTGGATGAACACAGCGAGGAAAGAAGCAGAAAAAGCTTTCAAAAAAACGGAGGTCAATATGGAAAGTGATATAAGTCTTGAAGATATGGCAAAGGAAATCAAAGAGTTGGAATCTCAACTCGGAGAAATGAAAAAAGCTTATCGTGAAAAAAGAATGGCAGGTCTTAAATCTGCTATGGAAGCACGTAAGTCTGCCGATGAAGCTGTACGTGATGAGCTAAAAGCTCTTGGTGTTACAAGCTATTCATCTTCATGGACATCAGATCCATTTAAGTTATATACCAAATGGTATTAACATTGAGAGGGGCGAAAGCCCCTTTCTTTTTAGTATTCCATAATACTTTTAGATTTACGTTTAGTATACTGAGTGTTACTGCTTATATAGCTGTCTAACATTTCTAATTCTTCAAAGTTTAAATCATCTAAATCTTTATCATAACCTAAATCTTTTAAAGCTTTTCGTAAAACTTTATCATTATATTTTTTATCAAGACTATACATTTTTTCAAGTGATTTGTCTGATACCAATAAAGAGTTTTTAAGGCTCTCTTTTGTTTTTCTTTTTGCTCTCATTAGTAAGTCTTTAACAAATGTTTCTTTCTGTGCTGTGGACATATCTTTAAAACCCTTTTTTAAGAATGCTGTTTTTGCTGCATCCTCCAAGTAATAAAAAAGTCTTTGATTTAGCCTTGCATCCGCTTCTGGTATATCACCGAAGAATCCAACTCTCCAATTCGGTTTACCTATTACGTTAAACATCCTCTCTGTATAACTCTGCTTAGGCACTTCTCTGTACCCTAGAACTTTTGTTGTCCCTGCTCCTTTTCGTATGTCGGAGGTAGCACTTGCCTTTTCTGGTTTGTCCAACATAGAATTAAAAATTGCGTCTACGTATCTTATACTTCTATTAAAGTATTTATTACCCTGTCTTCTATCCACATTTACGTAGTTTTCTCCTTGAGACAATGCTATCATTTGATTGATTGGATCAAGAGGTCTTGTCATACCTGCACCTACTGTTGAGTATGCCTCTCCCCATATAGTTGGTGCAGAGTCACTTATGAAGCTGTCTAGCTCACCTGTAACTATACCTAATATAATATTACCTATGCCTCTCTCATACGTGCCAAGACTTCTATCAAACTGTCCTAAACCAAAAACATCCCAAAAAACCCTACCTGTTTCTGTAGGAATTTCCTCTCCTCTTCGTTTGTGTGCCATTATCCTAGCACCATACTTAAATAACGATTCAGGGTAGTCATACTGTTTAGTGGTAAGTGCTGCTCCCTTTCCTCCTATAAAATCTGCATCTCTTTCTTGATCCCACGCAAGTCCTTCCTCTATATTTTTCTCTTCTTGAAAAGATTTCATCCAAACGTAAGACCACCCAATAGCCATTTTTATCATCGACTGAGTTAGATCGCCCTCTGTATACTTTATGGTATTATTTTCACTTATATACTGTTGAATTTTATCTTCTGAGGTTAATTCACTAATGTATTTGCCTGTGTTGGAATCAGGGTCTGTTCTCTCCCCTTTTCTTATGGCACTAGCCCTTGCTTTCTCCGCTTTTTCTTCTGCACTATCTAAAAATAATTTTCTAAGTTTCTTATTTGTAGAAAAGTAATCCTTTCTGTTCCAAACACTAGACGCAACATTTACACCAGAATAATCTGCCATAAATGCTACGGTGTTATTAAAAAATTGACCAAAGGGTAGGGAAAGACCAACGACAGGTATCTTTCTAAATTCTTCTATACCATAAGCTACTAACCTCACAGGGTTTTTAAAGTCTAGCTTTCCATACTTTTTACCAAAAACAGATTTTAGTGTGTCGTCTATAGCTTTACTTTCTATTTTTAAAAAATCATTAGTGGACAACATATCATCTATTTTGCCTGAGTTTACAAGTTCTTTATAAGTCATACCATACTTGAGTTGAAGACCCTTCTCTATATTATACATAAACTCAATCGACTTTGTAACGATATCCTGTGCTTTCGTGCCATAAATTGTTTGAAAAAAATCTGTATATTTTTCTAAACCACCCTTAAACACGTCTTGAGCAGGGTCAAAACCTGCTTTCTTTAAAACATCCTCTGTTTCAATACCTCCTGCTAAATATTGCATCATCTTTTTAGCAACATCAGGTCTAGCATCTAAATAATCTAAAAAAGCTTCTTGTGTGGTTACAGGATCTAAAGTGTTTCTAACTTTTTTTAGTTGCAACCCTCTAAGAGCTTTAGCTTTTCTAAATAGCTCTTTAGAACTTTCTTCATTACCCACTAGCTTCTTTAAAAATCCCCCACCTCCATAAAGAGCAGAATGTGTGAGGTCAGTAAAACTTTGTAGAGAGCTATACCCATACCAACCTATTATGTTTAAAGCAGTTGTGCCGGGATTAGTAACCAAGTTTCGTATAACAGATCTCTGAATATAATTAGTCGTTTCTATTGTTTTTCTTGTTGCGTCAGATATGGGGTCAAGGTTTGCCTCTAATAACGCTTTTGTTGTTGTTGCAATTTTTTCATTTGCAGATAGTGTTTGTGCTGCAAAGCTCATCACCTGTGAGCGTCTTCCTGCATCACTATAGTGTTGTACAAACATATTAGCGAAAAAATTCATAGTTTCTTCATCTGTAAGACTGTGGTTTTCCGATACCTCTAAGACATCATCTCTATATTTTTTTAATGCCTTATCATACTCTGGTATATTTTTTGTAACAGACTTTATCTTTGCTATAAACTCACCCATTTCTTCTTTAGGCATATTTCTTATAACATCACCCATCCAATTTGTGAAGCTATCCCCTTCAAATCGAGGACCATACCATCTAGCCCCACTTTCATATAAGGCTTGGGCTAACCCTCTAACATTTAAGTCATCACTACCTTTCACAAATATTTTCCAAAAGGATGTTTCGTCTGGTGTAAGTGTTTTAAACCCTGTTGCTTTTAATTGTGCTTCACCAAGAGTAGCCGCTTCTTTTGTGGTAAGACTTGGGACACCATCATTCGCATATAATCTCCAAAAATCATCTAATTCCTTTGTTACACCTGTTAGGTGTTTCTTAATGTTTTTCTTTTGGTCTTCCTTTAGCTTTTGTCCAAACCCTACTTCAGGTGCTTCTACCTCTAATCTTCCTATTTTTGCAGTCTTTCCCCTCACAGCTTTAGTTGCTACAGTAAAGGCAGGAGCAATTAAACCTCCCATAGCTGTTAATCCTGTTTGAAAAGTGCTGTATGATTCTTGCCTGTCTGCAGTAATCATGCCTTGCTGATAAGCATAGTCCACACCCATTGCAAGTGCCATATCTGTTCCAAGAGCCGCACCAACTTCTTTTCCAATTATTTTACGTTTTGATTCTGACTCAGCAAAAGTCTTCATAGCTTCTTTGTAGAATTGTCGCTCTGACTTTTCTTTTAGAACTTTTGTAGTGGCTTTATCAAGTGCCTCTTTTGCTGTTATTTTTCCTTTAGCTTTTTTCATTATACCTTTTTGAGCGGCATCTATGGCTAACTTCTTGGCAAGTGTTGCAGCGGATTTTGTACCCACTGTAGCCACTAAACGTCCTGCACCAAACCCTATGAGGTTAGTAGGATCAACAACTGCTGCTCTGGCATAGTCATATACACCATCTAGTCTTTCCAAGAAGGTGCTTCTCTTTCCAGTAAAGATGTTTTCCATGCGGTCAAATAGAGCATAAGCATTCCCTGCCACAGTTTTACTATCTGGATCAGCTTTGTGTAGCCAAGATACCTCACCAAGAGTGGCAACAGACTGTCCTGCGTGGAATCTACGCATATTATTTACATAAGCAGACACTAACTCATCATCTGTGTAATTTGATATCTCATCTATACCAAAGCGTTCATCCATGTACGCTCTGATTGTTTCAAGAGCTTCAGGACTTTCTCTTAGGTCATTTTGAGTGAGTTTTGGTAGGTCGTCTTTTAGAGGCTTAACTGCCTCTGCTTGTTTAAGTGCTGTATATTGTTCTTTTTCATCATCACTTAAATGCTTTAAATAACGATTTGTCATCTTCTTGATCTTCTTCTACTTTTTTTTGTTACTGGTTCTACAACTTTCCTCGTTCCATCATCATTGTAATATTGTCCAAGTACGAATCTCCATTTTTCTCTAACTCTTCTATTACCTTGACCTTTTGGCAACATATACTCAGAGGGTAATTTTTGAGGAAGTTTATCTTCTGTATACATCTCAAGAAATTCTGTAAAATTTTCTATAAATTCTTTCATCCCTTGTTCAGGGGCTAACAGTTCTTTTAAAGCATCTTCTGATGGCACATTGATAACTTTTTGGCTAGGTGAATTATCATCTTTACTCTTTTCCCCATCAGCTTCTTTCATCTCAGTGCCAAGATTTTTGTTGTTATTTTCTTCATTTTTAAGAGTGTTATTACCTATGGGTTTTTCTAGTGTGTTTTCAGGCTGTCCTCCTAATTCAGCTAATATACCTTCTAATTCTTCCTCACCAAATTGTTCTACTGCTCTTGGATCTGCTAATAATTCTTTTACCACGTTTATTTTCATGGAAGGTGTTAAAGATCTTACATTTCTTAGTATCCCCTTTACATTACCTTCTGTCATTATAACATTTTTATAGTAACCTGCTCCATACAGTTCATTTGCTTGTTTGGTAAAACTTGCAACCGTGCCATAATTATCTATAAGTTTCTCAAGTAGTAACCGTTCATCGTTAATTTTTTTCTTTTCATCCTTATCTGTTATTTTTCCCATGTTTATAGAGGTTAGCTCTTCTAGTCTTACACTCATTAATTCATTTACATTGTCTTCAAATGCGTCTTCTATGCTTCTAATTTGAGTAGTGCTCAACTCTTGAGGTAAGAACGAATAGTCAAAACCTCCAAGAACGGTATCAGAAGTAGGATCGCCCTCAAGACCCATTCTATACAGGTCATAGTAGTTAAACTTACCGCCAACTTTTTGTTCTCTAAGCTTCTGCTTTGTTCTATCTTCTGAGTTAAAGTTAAATAGGGAGAATAGAAAGTTATCTTCCATTTTTCCGGGATCTGCTTTTTCTGCCTCTATGTCTGTATTTGCCACAGCAAGACCTGCGGTTCTTTCAACTACTTCTTTTAATGACAGAGGTTTACCGTCTGCATCTACATCTGGTGTGGCTAAACGTAAAGAACCTAGAAAACCATTTATTCTAGTAGGTGTAAGATTTCTTCCATCATATTTTGCTTTAAAGTCTTCTATGTACTTATTTGCCCCAAGTAACTTTTCAGGGTCAGTAGCTAATACTTTTACTAAATCTCTGTTTGCACCGTAGTCTTCTATTAATGTCTTAGCTATACCCATATAGCTGTTGAAGTTCTTTTGTCTCTTTAAGTATTGAGGCAATCCTGCTTGTTCAGCAATACGCTTCTTTCTGCTAACTTCTTCTCTACCTTCTTTTCTTGCCTCTTGTATTTGACCTGTCAAGCCATTAAGAAAAGCGGTAGCAAAACTCTGTGCAAACGCCATTATTCACCTCTCCTTGCCATTAAACCCATTGGCTTTTCCTCCACCACAGCCTCTTCTTCTTCAACTACAGGTTCTTCTGCCCTGTTTTCTTCTAAAAATGTTTGTGTTTCTTCTAATACATCTGTACCTGCATCTTTTTTCTCCGCTTTATCAATAGCTCTCTGAAGACGAGACACAAGCATCTGCTTTTCTTTCTTATCCATTTCTTCCCTTGGATTATTTGCACGTAACACTATTTTTTTCACTCCTGCTGCTTTTGCTTGAGTGTGAATAAACTCAACAAGCAGGGGATGTATGAGCAAACTTAAATCTATAGAGTGTACACCCTCCATAACACCATTTGTAAGTATGGACTTAACCAACAAGTCAAGAGGAAACCCCTCGTCTAATGCAGTGTATATATCGTCCATAACTTCTTGTTTGGACATATTGTTAATATAAAACTTTATAGCTTCTTCTGGTTCATCAATCTGTGGAGGTCTTTCCCAAGGATAGCCCTTTGGCTCTGTTGTGAGTGATTGTCCCGGAATAGGAGCATCAAATGTTACTTCTTCTACCATAATTAATCTCCTATACTCTCCCTTTTAAATAAACCATGACTTTTTCCAGTTTTTTCATCTCTTAATATTGGTTGGTGTGCAGCTCCTTCAACTCCGTGATCTAAATAAAAACCTTCTGGAACTCCATATTGTTCTCCTCTAATATGTAAGGGATCACCTTCTATAACTTTATCTAAACCAATAGCACCAAAGGAGGATCTTTTAGGTTGCTCCTCTAACAATCCCTCTTCAGCCATCTCTCTGTATGTTTCTCTAGGTACTAAAAACACACCATTTTCTACTTCTGTGTTTCCCATGTTTGCTGCGTAAAAATATGTAACAGGTAATCCTGTTTTCTTTAATATCTCACTAGCAGAAGTACCAACGTCAAAGTAGACTTCAACTAAATCCTTTCTATCTATTTTTACTTTACTTTTTAATTCCATAGCCAACGACTCTACTACACCACCAAACATGTTTTTAAGTGTTCTTTCTTTTACCACTTCACTGTCTGTACCTTTTGCTTTTGGAATAGATGGTGGAGACATCACACCTCTATTAGGTGGTGAAATAGATTCAGCGAAGCTAATCTCATCCCCTGTTTGAGTATTAATAGCCATGCCCTCTTTACCAAATTTAACTGCTGCATTAGCGAGGGCATCCCCACCATTATTGTATGCGTCCATAGTATTAGATTTTACCATTTATTATCCTATCCAAAAAAGTATGCAGGGTTACTAAATATACCACCAACCACAGCACTTGCAAAGCCACCCAAAGCTGAACCAAATGCGTTATCCCCTGATATCTCCCCCTTCATATCTAATGTTATAAGTTCTTGTCGTCTACCTGCTGCACTTTCTGCAGAAGCAAATGCGTAAGCCATTAGGTCACGCTCTTTTTGCCACAATTCGTCAAGACCTTTTTGTGTAAGGTTGTTTGCCTGTAGTGCATTCTGCCTGTTGGCTTCATTAAGGGCTGCGTTGTTTATTGTAGCTAGTTGCTGTCGCCACTGTGCGTTAGCCTGTGCTATAACAAGTTGGTTTTGAGCGTTAAACTGGTCACGTTGATTGTTTATTTGCTCTTGAAAGATCTCTAATGCGTTCTCTTCCTTAGCATTAAACTGGTTCATAGCGTTAGATTGAGCAGAGTTAAACTGCTGTACTTGATTTCTAAGGTTAGCAAAGAACTGATTGGTCTGATTATCACTTGTTGCGTTGAACTGTGATGCGGCATTTTGTGCTGAAGCGTCTGTAAAGAGACTTTGTATTACCGATTGGTTCTTAAACATATCTGCCTGTTGTGATATGTCAAGATTACGCATGTCCATCTGTAAGAAGTTCTGTGCATTTTGAACCGCTGCCTGTTGTCTATTACTCAAATTAGCCATATCAGCTTGAGCTATGGCAGAAGCCTGAGCCATTGTCACGGCTTGGCGGTTGCTTAGGTTAGCTAAATCTACTGTCTGAGCAAGTTGTGCGTTCTCAAGAGCTATCTGCTGTTCTGCAGAAAAGTTCATGTTGGCTATATCAGATATCTTAGATGCGTTTTGTACTCGTGCCTGAAACGTCTGGTCAAACTCCATGCCAAGAAACTGTGCTCTCTGTTGGGCTGAAAGCATTGCACGTTGTTGTCTATTACTAAGGTTTTGTTCTTCAAATCGTGCTACAGTCTGAGCATCCTGTAAAGCTATTGGTAACGCACTTTCCATCGCAGCTTGAACAATAGCTTGTCCTGCCATAGAACTTGCCGCCAACCCTCGTTGTGCCATGATTGCCGTAGCTTGTCTCATAGCTCCTGCAGCCCAAGGTGGAGGCTCTCCTCCCTCAAACTGGGACATAAGGTTGGTTAGTTGTCCTTGAACTGTGGCGGCAGAAGACGGTGCTCCTGTGGCTGCCTCAATACCTTCTAGGAATTGTGCGGATTGTTCTGCGTTGGCTGCCCCTGAGACAAGTTCTCCTTGGTTTAATGCTCTTTTAGCAGGAGATGTTATTTGTTGTCCTGTACCCTGAGAAGCTAAAACATCTCTAATGTTAAGATCTTCTGTAGCTTGTTGCTGTGCATTTACAACAGCGTTTTGTGATATTGTTCCAAAGCGTTCTTGAGGAGTGAAAGCTTGTACGTCTTGTGCGGTAGTTGTTACACCTGCTTGTGTCGAGACCATTGGTGTTGGAGCGTCAGCAGTAGTTGTTCGTGCCTGTGTACCCTCTGCTGTCACAGTGCCTGTTAATTGCCCTGTTGTTGGGTCAATAGTTTGTCCTGTAGTTGCTGTTAGTTGATCTACAGGTTGTCTTGTAATTATGTCTGCAGGTGCTGAAACAGTAGAACCCACCGCTTCTGCAGCGGTAGGTATGGCAGATGATTGAAATGCTTGAGAAGCGTTAGCAACTGCTGCCTCTGCTTGTGTTATCTTAGGTGCAGATTGGTTAATCTGATTAATTATTTTGTTTCTAGCCTCTTCGTCTTCAATAGGTGTCTGTGCTAGTTGTTGCTGTAGGGCTGAAACTTTACCTTGCTCTGTTGATAGCTGTGCTTGTGCCTCATTTAGCTTAGACTTAACGTCTGCTACTATTGGTTGTATAGTGGTAGGTGGTGTTGGCAATGGATCTCTTCTGTTGCCGAATGGTGGTATACCAATATCGCCTGTTGGGAGAGGAGGTGAAGTAGTTGGTGGAGTTAAACCTCCCTGTTGATACCCCTGTTGAGGCATAGCGTTTTGCAGTGGGTCAGCCGTGTGAGGGAATACCATAGTAGGTCTGCCACGAGTTTCAATCACGTTGTCAAGGTATCTCTGTACCTCAGGTGTTTGAGGCTGATTGCTAGAAACTCTTTTAACTGCAGCGTCAAATAGTTTCTGGGACTGAGGGTCAAAGCCACCGACTTGACCGCCCATCTGAAACCCTTGCCCTTGATGCCACTTATCTTTCCCCATACTAGCTTGAAGCATCTCTTCAGCCCTATTCGCCATAGATGCAATGTATTCAGCAGCTTCAGGACTGTTAGGACTTATCCCTTTTGACTCTAACATCTTTTGCACCTGTTGAGGTGTAAATCCTGCAAATCTTTGTATATTCTTTTCTGTTAAGTGCTTTGGTATCGCCATTATTTATCCTTACTCAATACTCTGTCTAGTTTATCTTCTAGTCTGTGTAACGCTTCCATAACTCCGTGCATCTCTTCTTTTACTTCAGACCTTGATGCGTATTCCTCTCTTGTCCTATTGAGTAGTATGTCTATTCGTTTTACTTCAAGCATTACATTACGAAATGTCCATATAGCAGGAGCTATGACAAGGGTAAGTATTACATTCCAAAATATTACTGGGTCTATTTCCATACTGTTACTTTTTAAAACTATCGTTAAGCGAATCTAACACACTATCTATATTGGGTTCTTGACCATCTGGATCATACTTACAACGATACTCTACAGGGCACTGTCCTTCTACCACTAATGTATATGTATCGTTTGCTCCTTTGTATAAACAGACTTGTTGTCCGTTCTTTGCTGTTCTCCTCTTGTACCTACGACATGTAATGTACTTGGGGTCTTCTCTTATGCCTAGTCGCTTCTCTTGTTCCCAAGTCCAATCACTGAACTTTTTTAGGAAACAGGTGAAGCACTGCTTAATGTTGTCTGATTGTGCTAAGTGTATTGTACCATATTTATCTGCACATAAGTATTCAAACGTATACTGTCCACCTTCTTTTCTTACGCAGTTATCCGAACCAACCCCTGTCAAACCCCATAAGTGTGTATACAAAGCTACCCAAAATACCAAAACCGACAACAAGAACCACTGTAAGTACGACATACATTATGACCTTTTCTCTAAATTGTTGCTTATCGTACACTTCCTTCTGTCTTCTCTTACGGATTTGCCCTTCCATTTGAAGCAACTCGTCCCATGATTTACTTCCGTGAGTAAACATTAGGAATTGTTTTAGTTCATCTCTTTGCTCCTGTAACTTCTTTTTTGCTGCAAAGGCTTCTATAGCTTCTTGTTCTACTGTTCCCCCACCAAACACCTTACGAAACATTGTGGGGTTCTTGGCTGACTTGTGAGCATTGTCAATGTCACTGACTGCTCCCATCCACCGTGACAAGTCCCCTGCCATACTCTCCAAGTCTCGTCCTGCTTGGAACATTCTCTTGACATTGGAAAATGCCGCACTAGCCACGCTGAGACTAGCTGAGATTGTTATGGGGTCAAACATTAGTCTGCGTCTTTAATAGTAAGTGTACCTGCCTTTACTTGTGCGAGTATTTCTGCGTAGTGTCTATTGCTAGGGTCAACAGGAACAAATCTAGTGTTAGAGCCTTCTACTATTCTGATTATATTTTTCTTTGACGTTGTGTATTGTGCTTCTGATATATTCATCTTGTACCTTTATAGTTCTGCATCTGCTTCCCAACCACCTGCAATATTTAATGCTTCATCTACCCCTGCTCCAGTATCTCTTGCTAATGCTCCGTGATGTTGAGAACTAATTTCGCCACCTTCTGTGTTACCGTCTGTTTCGTCCCAACCTCCAGAGTAATTAAACCAATCCCATCTATTAGCAGTGCTTCCATTACCTAAACCTGCTACACGATACATTGTCGTAGTTGGAGATGCTCTTTTTTCTACTTCAAATTTATGATAGGTTAATATATATTTACCACCTCCACCACTGTCGTGATAACAATTACCCAAAAAGGGACTAGCAGTATTTGCATAATTTACACCATCAGCAGGGTAATATCCTGCTTCGTAGTTGTGTTCATAAAAACGTAAGCACTTATGTCTAGTAACGGCAAAAGGCTCATGCTCAAACTCTGTTGGGTTCTGCCCTACTTCTAACTGAACGCCTGTGAGAAAAAAAGTTCTGTCTGTGCTGTCAAAAAATGAGGATATACCTACGGCTCTGTTAGCATTTGTGTTAGATGCCCATGCAGAAGAATTAAGAGTTCCAGAAGTATAAGTAGTTCCTGCATGAAGCCATATTGTTAAATCAAAACTTCGTGCATTATCATCATCCAATGCACCTGTAGTATCAGCAGGAAAACTTAATTCTATTCGTGTCCAATCTGTTGTTACATTGAATGTTTTTGATATTTGTCTTGTATTATCTGAATCATATAACTCACACACATAAGTAGCACTTGCATTTCCTTTTACCCAAAAACTTACAGCAAAAGGTTTAGCGTCTGACGTTCCTTTGGCAAACGCTTGTACGTTTTGACCTTCTATTCTTTGTGAAAGAAACATATATTCACCTGCGGCTATTGATGTGTCAGCAGTAGTACAAGCAAATTTTAGACTATTAGCAAAGCCACTTGGTGCAGAGCTATCTTGTGTTGAAGTAAGCCTACCTGATGTATTAAAAACGTGTCTCCATCTGTCACAGGTAAAGTACCCATCACTACCACCCAATCCTGTGCTTGACACCTGTCTCTGTGCCACGTTCATATTTCCATTGATGATGACATTCCTGTTTACTCCACCACCACCTGCGTTGATGTTGCCTATAAGGTTTGCTAATTCTGCTGCTTTGCTCATGCTAAATCTCCAAATGCTATAAATGATGCATCATCTGGGTCTACTCTTGAATTGTTTGCAAGGTTAAGAGAGTTTAATTGATAGTTACCTGTAGCAAAAGTCACACGCCCACTTGTGGCTAAGTTTGCTGACCCTATATCTACAGAAACACCAGATGTAGCAAAATTTGTACTATTCATACTATTAGTAAAATTTATTGTTTGAAGACCTGTAGAAGCATCGGTAATTGATGTCGTGTTAAAACTATCCCCAACAGCAGGTGTTGTTTGATTATAAAATGCCCACTGTTTAGCCAACCCTTGTTGCAGATTAGTCGTGGTGCTATTCCCTTCGCCTGTCACAGAGATTGATCCTGCTGTACTTGCTCCTGTTAGTGTATTAAGTTTAAGTGTTGATGCCATTATGCCATAGTCCCTATAAATGCCATGTATGAATCTACATCACTGCCACTACCACCGTTGTCTGATGGTCGCATCTGAGTTCCTGTTGTAGCTTCTGCTGTTACTCCAACTGTATGACCAGTAGCTGTATAACATCCTCCGGGGCAGTTGTATCTAATAGTTGCCATATTATTTGTAAATGCTAATCCAAAATTGCCTGTGCCATTATCAGTTACTGAACCTATATTAAAACTATCGTCAGAAGAAAAAGCTGCTCCTGCTGATACGTCTACACATATAAATCCTTTAGCCAATCCTTGTTGCATATTAGTAGTAGTTGTACCACCCTCTCCAACGATAGTGGTCTGTCCTGTAGCGTTCATGGTTAGGCGAGTAGCATTGGCTACCTTCAGCAATATCTGGTCATTAGTCGCAAGGTCAATGCCTGTGTCATTGTCTCCACCTGCGTTGAATATTTCATCTACTTCTATTTTACTTGCCATTATGCTAAATCTCCAAATCCACCTACATTTGACCTATTATCAGCATACGAACTATCGTCATGGAAATTTATATCTTGATAAGTTGTTGTTTTTTCATTCCATATTGTGTCTGCATTAGCTCCTCCTGCTGTGGAAGAGTTAAACGCTGAATATTCTTCGCTATTCATAGGATTAGTATAGTTCCATCTTTGAACCCCTGCTTGAGTATCTGTCAAACTGCCTATATTAAAAGAGTCCTCTATAGAAGTTCCTGCCGCAACTCCTGCTCCCCAATACTTAGCCAATCCCTGCTGTAAATTGGTAGTCTTTCCATTAGACTCCCCCATAACAACTATACTACCCTTTGTTGTTCTACCTTCTAATGAGTCTACTTGTAATTTTGATGTCATAGTATTGTCCAATATCCACTAACTGTAACGGTTGAGCTACTTCCGATGGTCACAGGACCTGCTGACAATCCGTTAGTTGTACTGCTGATTTCTATGTCAGTGCTGACTGTCTGACCATTTGTTCTTATAATTGAGTTGTTCCCTAAAAAAGGGTATCTGTCGTCTGCTTCTGTTTTGGTGTAGCTGTTGGCTATGCTGAATGTGTCGTAAGCTAATATCTCTACAACGTCATTAGCTGAAGCACCTGTAGTCAAAACGACTGTTGTACCTGATGTAGCTGTGTAGTCTGTGGCAGGTTTAAGTAGAATACCATTCTGATATACGTCTACGTACTCACCGTCTGCGTATGTCAGCGTAAGTGCGTTAGAGTCAGAACCACTAAAGGTTGTCTGTCCTGCTGTCGCTTGGTACACGAACCTGCTTCGTATTCCTTGGTTGGGTGCTTTTCCTATATAGGGCATTTACTTTTTCTCTCTGTCTGCACGATTTTTGTAATCACTTCTTGCTACTACCAACTTTACAAAGTCAGCTTGATTAGATGGGATTGGGTCAGTAAAAGAACTGTCGTTCATTAGCTTAGTTGTCCACTCAGATTGCATCCTTTTCCAACAGTTATTAATTTTACCTGTCATTGCTTCTTGAACCCATGTGTTAATGTCCAACAAATCATTCTTTAGAATAGTCTGTTGAGTATCATCTACTTCTACTGTTAGTGTAAGTTTTGCCATTTTAATCTCCTTTAAGATATGTTATTTCGCATTGGCATATTAGGCTACTAGATAGCCAGAAAAGTAAGAGTCTGTACCTAAATCTACTTGTGCGGCTCCTGAATTTTGAGTAGGAAAAGATACTGTTACTGTATCATTTGCATCCATGTCTGCAAGAACATGAAAACCTATAGTCATATAATTTACGTCTGCATCATATCCACTTGTACCTATTATAAAGTAATACGTCCTATTTGATGTATTAACTTGTGGTTGATAATAGGTAACATCATGGTCTATTTGTGAAATATACAGATTGACATTTAATTGGTATCGTCCAGTAACAGGAGCAGTAAAAGTATTAGATGAAAAATCTCCGTTTTGGTCAAATATTTCTGTTCCATAGGCTATTGTATGACTTGTGTTAATAGCTAAATTGTCCATAGAACTACTTGCAGGTTGCACTAAGAATGCAGGTTGAAGAGGTCTAGTCATAATACCATCAGTATCCAATACTAGGGTATTGTTACCTGCTAAAGTTGTTTGAGTACCTAATCCTCGTCCTGTAACCTGTGTTAATGCCATATTTATTTACCTCATGCGTATGGGGATGTACCCAATGTGCTTGTGTCCCAAGCAGCTTTTAGTTTAGCGACTGT